CACAACATGGACATTTCCTCTGGACCCTGAACAAATGCGGCTTCTTGAAACGTTTGATTTCCTTCTCAATAACAGGTTCAACTAGCTTTGTCAAGACCTTGACTTCTTCGGCAAGGTTTGTACCTAATTCTTCCTCGACTTTCAACCGTTCAGCTTCGTCGATCTTAAATCCCCGTGCTTGCATATGCATCAATGGCATTAGCAACTTGTGGTCGTAATCGACAATGCCCATTACCGGCTTCTGGCCCGGGGCTAATATCTGGGCTGGCTTGACAAATCCGCGATTCGACAATTGCTGGATCATTGGCCAATACGAGTCATAGCATACAATGGTATCCATGCCGCAATAGGTCAACTGATCAATATTCGTCAGCCACTTGTGATATGGCCAGTTCGTGAATCGCGTAGAAATGTGCGGAGATAACTCCTTCTGCAACGCACTATTCAACGCCACCGCTCCGCCGACGCTATCGAATATCGGTGCTTCGACCTCAATCTCCAGACACTTTCTGATAAATGCATAATCATGCAACCATCTATGAGCTACCTTTAAAATATGTCTAGAAGTTAGAAGCGTTTCCAATGCTCGTCGGTATCGCTCATCATACTCGAATACATGTACCTCATCCTCAGTCACAATGCCCACGATATACGGGTCCATTTCCGTGTCTAGAGCAATGAGGTTTGGATGATCGTTAGCAAGTCGCTTAAGCGCCACTGGATCATTACGATACCATGTCCGATATACACGATTCGGTATTCCATCTCTAGCTACCTTCCCAGCCAATTGCACATCCTGCAACAACCAAGGATGCCATGTGAACTGTCGCAATACCGCCGATGGATGGAATGTCGGTATGACACATGATCCTTCTGGCAAGTTAGCAAGACCAGCAAAATCAATAGTAGATACATAATCCTCTAACCCCGAAACGGACTGTACTGTGGGGATGACGCTTCCTCTCCACGCGCTGATAAATCCTTCTCGCTTTGACTCACCACGTTGTGCGACCGGAGGCTTAGCGCCAAGCAACCATTCGGTTGGATTGGCTCCAAGCGCCAAGAATACTCGTGCGTTAGATAATCCAGCAATTTCCTCAATGAAACGCTGTCTCCCAAAATCAACGTCAGTCTGGTTGTGTTGATCAAATTTATCTCCCGGTGCCCTAACCGGCACACAGTTCATGATATAACATTGGCTACGGTCAATACCCGCCTTGACCAGTGCCTTATTGAGTAACTGACCCGATTTCCCCACTAGCGGAATCCCCTGANNCATGCACCGCAGGGGATTCGCCAATAATCACAATCTTTGCAGCTATCGGACCAACGCTAGGTACTATCTTCTTCCCAGTTGGGCTAAACTGTAGCAAGTTCCTGTTCCTTCTCCGTTTGCTTCACATACCGTCTGATTCGCTTTGCTACTTGTTTTGGTGTAGCAGTCTCGGGCAACTCGTTCATCAACGCAGGAATCTCCCAATCAGTATCGCCGGGAGTAAACAATGCCTGTGCTTCGCTTTCCGGAATGTCAAACACCTTCGATGCAATTAGCGAATAATCATTCTTTCGATAGCTTTCGGTTCCTGGATCAAGACCAGATTCATCGCGCAAAGCAATATACAATTGCTTCAAATCCTCATCGTACCAAGTCTCATTCGGATACACTTCATTCACCTTAGCATACTTCAAAATTCTTGGAAATACTACTGGCGCCCAACCCATCGCGCATCCGACCGTTCCACACTTCGGTCCAGCCTTCAATGCCTGTGCAGGAGTCAAGCCTTCCTCCCCAACAGTTGCCACCGTACCAAAGTCAAACAACTTTCGCGGCAACTCGTCCAGAAAATCCGCCAGTTTAAGCAATCTTTTCTTGTTCATTTTGAATCTCCAATATAGTTACTAGTTATATTTGTATTCTCTACTGCACCCATCTTTCCTAATCTAGCAATTGCCTCTACTGCCGCTTCAGTCCGACCCATTGTAATCGCTTGTTCAGCAAGTTGGGTAAGCGCGGTAATTAATTGCTTACTTGTTGGACTATTAAAAATTGATCCAATATGTATTCCAGTTTTCATCTTCTACATACCGTCATGCTTTCGTGTTTCAAGAAATAAATCCGCTCTCTTAGACTATCAATCTCAACTATCGAATCCGGAGGCCATGGGCTGAAGCGCATAAAATCCTTCCGCCTTGGACCTTCACAATGCTTCCGTATTACCGTCAATCCATCCGCTGATGCAACTGGAATCTTTGGCTCCTTCACGGGATTGATCGGTTTCCCGCAATTCGCCACCAATGGGACTAGGAGCCAAAGATACCTATGCATTAGTCAACCTTCTTGAACTTGCCCAGTGTAGCAAATCCATCTCCGCCATCCTTGGTCGTAGCGCGTACACGCTTACCGACGATGTAGTTCGGATTGCTTGGGTCCAGACTTAGCCGTGGCTCGCCAATCGCAGCCTTGGCAACGTTCTTAAGTTGACCCCGCTGACGCTTGACCCAATCGGTATTCTTGCTTGAGTCAACCGGCTCATACGTGGTGAAGAATCTCATCGTGATCGGATACGGGAATGCTTCGTCCTCTGCTTCGAAAGTCAGATTGACGCGAGTACCCTTACCATTATCACTCTCTGTTTCCTCACTCTCCGCCTCGGTAATCTGCCACACGGCTTCGATTACTTCTACCGCACTGTCGCCACTCAGGTCCAATTCCTCAGTTGGCGAAACAGTTTCGTTCTCTGCAACACTAGTCATATTATGACTCCCGGTATATATACCATTGGTGGTTTGTGATTATGCCCAATGCGATCCACCAATCGCGTTGGTCAATGATCTAATCTACAACAATACTATCTTTTGTCAATGGGATAAATCACACCAACCACCATAGCCATTATCATATAATGGCACATAGACCGACTTAAACAATTCTGGTCGCAACGTGCCAATGTCGCTTTGGGCTAAAAACAGCACCAATTCATTCGCTTCGTCCTGAGACATTTCAAGCACAACGTCATATGGCACTGGTTGTGCTGGTCGCTTCGTAACTCTAGCCATTGTTGCCTCCAGTCAATGTAGCTCTCGCATCATTCAACGTATTCTGCACCGCTTCCCATGCATTCTTCGCACCACTGGGTAATTCAATCTTACCATCTTTGCTCAATGCTCCAAGCCGTGATTTCGTCACGCGTTTGGGATCACCCGACCACATGACATATCGCTTTCCGTTCCCAGCAATATTCATGTCCAATACCGTATCAAAGTATGACGGGAACATGTTCTTAAACCCACCCGGCAAATCCGGCATAATCTTCGACTTAGCTGGCGCATTGGCCATTTGCTGAATCGCTGTGACTTCTGCTTCCGTTGGATGACTCGCTACAATCCAGTTAACTCCCAATCCTCTAATGGCCCGCATAGCCCTTGCCCCTGACTCAAGTACAATTCTGAGATGGCTGTAAAAAGCAGCACCATCGGGGGATTGAGCAGGTGGCGGGGTGTCTTTTTTGAAATACGCCAACGTCGCGTTATATCCAAGCCGCCCAAGTGCGCTGATAGTGTCAACACCCAAGACTCGGTATCTAAGAGGTCTGGAACTAGCGATATCTGACTCCAGTTCCTTTCGTCGTTCTCTGAGCCACTTAATTGCGTCGTTGAATCCATTCGCCACCCACTCCTTGCCTACCGGATTAAAGTCAATATCGTCAAATTGGCCGAATTGATAATTCGGACCATCAAGTCCTAGATAACTATTCCGTTCATCCATCCCCGGAGCTAACACAACAATTCCGGAACCGTAATACTCCAACGCACCTCGTATCAGCGTTGACTTTCCCGCCCCTGATGGTCCCGTGAACAATACTGATTCTGGGCTAGTCATTCACTCTCCTTCTTAATATCCAATGGAATTTCGTATCCAAGCAAACTCCATTGTCTGCGCTCAACTGAAAATACATATACCCGTCCATACTCAGTCACCGCAACTATTTCGCCAGCAAGTTGTCTCGCAAACACTGCAACTATCTTTGGATTAGTCATACAAATGGATTCCATGTATCCGGGAAATCTTCCGCCTCTTGATCCAATTCATCCCCGCGAGATTCGTCCTCCAACGCGCTTAGTTCCTCTGACGCAGATAGCGCGAATGATAATTGGTCTATTGCAAATTGCAAACCAGCACGATACTCCACGTCCGTTGCCGCTACCTCCGCAATCCTCTGCCCCAACGCATTGACTGCGTTATCTACGGCTGATTCGAAATCTTCGCGCATTATAGTCTAACCTCTTTGTAAGATGGCTTGGTAACTTCTTCGGCTCCAACAATCCGCAAATGCCCATAGCTATCTGTGCCATATTGCAATGCTTCACAGGCCATATCAAATGTAGCATGTAAATACGCATCGTCAAGTGTTCTCGCCCACAATCTATTAGGCTTGTGCTCTTGCTTCAATGAGGCAATAGTCAAATAGCTATCATCTACAATTGCTTGAATTGCATATTTCATCCTAGTAATCCTCCGTTGGTTTCTCGAAATATTCCGACCGCAATATAGGAGCACGTTCATCCGGCTCAGCAACACATAGTCTCCGGAATGGACACTCTACATTATAGCTGAAACAATCCCCATAATTCACCGGAGTCTGACGTACCGCCAGATTCTCTATCTTCTCTTGATTCGGAATCAGCTTCACACTATCCGGGTCCATAATATTCGCAAGCCTATCAGACCCAGCCATGATAATATCCCGATCCAGACTAGCAACTTGATACGCGTTAAACGCCGCTTCTGCCAATAATGAATCCGACCATTCGGGACAGGCATAATACCGCAACTCCGACGGGACGTGCTTGTATAACCCTTCTATGAATACACTCACCCTACCATGAGTCTGGAATACATTCTTTGCTCCCGCAGTGTATAACTTCATCTGCAACGACGTTTCCCATTGGCGCTCCCAACGCGCATCAAGTCTACTCGCTGTCTTCAAGTCTCCAACCAGTAGCCAGTTTTCCTTAGAACTATAAACAGTCCGGTCGCATTGGAATGATAATATAGTATCCCGCAGGGGCAATTCAAACCGCTGCTCCACGTCCACCAATTTCCAATCATCCGCTGCGTCTTGAAATGGCCCAGCCAATTTCGCATTCTTGATATAATACTCCATCATGCTTACTGCCATTTCCTCGGATACCTTATCCTGAGATACATCCGTTAGCTCAAATCTATTATGCCATTCCTCCCGGACGGTCATTACCGCATCCCTACCCAGCCAATGCGCTGCTTGACCAGCATGGATCACAGAACCAAACTCCAACGATGCCGCGCTATACCGTGCTCGACTCAATACATCACTGAGGAAATGTCGTCTGTGACATCTCGCCCCTAGCTCCGCTCGACTGGGGGTAATGACTACTGGTAGTTGAAGATGATTACTCACTTAATCCTCACCAGTTCCGTTCGCGACGGAACAACCAAAACAACCCGCTCAATCTTTTCCTCGTAAATTTCATATCCACCAGTAGACTGCTCGGCTAGATATAGTATCGAATATACTTCAACCCGATCCTTGTTAGGCAACTCAAATATCCCCACCAGCCGTTCTCGTTTCGCTAGTAGCATTTATTTCCTCCTTACCCAATAATATATTACACTCGTACATACTTCTCAATAGTCTTTCTTCGCTTTTCATACCAACCTAGCATTCTGTTACAATTGGCACAAAGTATTCCTCTAGCCTTTCCAGTCCTATGACAGTGATCCTTGACTAGATGCTTGGTCTTACCACACAACGCGCAACCCTTGGATAATAAATATTTATAGTGACGCTCAGTCCAGTTTCGAGTGCGTAACCATTTACGAAATCTACTGTCGCGTTCTCGTTTGTTCAATACCTCTCTACCTATCCGCTGTCTAGTCCGTTTGGCATACTGCCTACGCTTTTCTCTATATTCGGGCAACTGCATTTGCTTGTGGTACCACTCACGCATGTATTTTCGTTGAGCTAGTCTATTCACTTTCGATGGACCCAGTACCAGATAACCATTGGCCAAAGTATAATGTCCAATAATGCATCTGACCAACGTTGGCTATGATGGGTCAATGGTAGGAACCAAGCCCAAACCCAGACTCCGGCAATGAGATAAAGCCAGAATATAATTATTCCAGCCATATCATTCCTCCCGCTTTACCATTATCTTCCCCGTCCCATTACATACCGTACACGACTCAATCTTCGTAATCATGGTCTTGTAGCTATCGACTCGAATTAACCCATCCCCGTGACATACTGGACATTTAGTCACTGTCATCTATCCTCCGGGGTAGCTGAGTCTGCTATGTCCCACAATGCGGTAACGAGGTTGCATTGCTCGTCAGTCCATGCGGGAACAGGCGATACGCTGTAGGCCCAGTCGAGTAATACCCGCGCCATTTCTGGAGTGATCTGGTTCTTTTGTAGGGATGCGAATGCTTCCTCATCTTGAATAGCCTGAGCGTTCCCACCGCGAATTTCCGCTTCTTGGATAGCGGTAGAGATGCGCGACTTCAGGGCGTTGTCGGCATCGCGTGTGTAGACGCTCCAATCCCACGGCGGGCCGTCCACGAATCCCTCAGCCTTGGCACACTCCGCAACGACTGCTCGCGTGTGTGCCCGAATCGCCTCGTTGATTTCTGGCGGTCCTACGTGCTCGTCTTTCAGGCTGGCCGCGTCGAATTTATGTACCGATGAGCCAGAGCAATTGCGATTCCAACACTCCCCCCGAAACCAACTCAACGCATTGCAACTAGGACACACGCTCGCGTGATTCGCGTCCTCGCGCGGCGCTCCATCTAGGGAGCTAGATGCTGGACGGTCAGCGGTCATTTCACCGGCTCCCAGTAAATATGCCAGACATACCCATGCAATTGCACGGCCCCAATATGCCTCGCGTTATCAGGCAACATCAATACCGTCCCCGTCCCAATACAATGCAATATCACACTCTGGTCCAATGGCGCATCGGTATCACATTCCCACCAGACATTGATTTGATCTGCGTATTGAACCTGCGCAGTCAATGGCCGCGTGCCATAGGGAACTTTGATAGTCAACATACTATGCGAATGTGGAATACCAGAACTATACTCTGGGAAATCCGTTACAGTTTTCAGTATTGTTCTACGCATATTTCGTTACCCCTCTACGCTGAGCATTTCTAATCAATTCCATCTGCGTATCTACGCTGATTCCCTGACGCAATTTACGTTCCTGTATATCACGTACCTTCTTGACCTTTGGTGTATATGGCAATGGCTTATCCACTCCCTTCACCGCTGGCTTGTGTGTTGCCTTTAATTCCCGCCATGCCTCGTAATGCTTCACGCACATTCCCCGTCTATAGACTCGACCGCGACAGAGCACAAACGTCGCTTGGCCTGTAGGAATCACTAACCCACACCGCTTTGGCTTGGTCGGATTATCATACCGTCTCTTTACGTGAGCCATATCCCCTTCTGGTCATTGGTAATTTGAATCCGGAACGACTCATAATTATTCCGCAAACACGCTTTAGCACTAGTCACTACCCTCATCGACGTACCATGATCAATCCATGCTTCGGCAATGCCACAATATCGTTCTATCAATGCTGACCTAGGCATGGTATATATACCCGAATGATAGCTCCCAATTCGACCTAGACGGTAATTATTCACCCAGACCGTTACGTCCTCTCGCCCAGACGTATTATCCACGCTTACACACATCAACGATTCATCCTGAGCACATTGCTCAGTCGGAGTCAGCTTTGGCACCACTGGCGCACACGCTAAGGCAATCGCGGCAATGAGATATTTCACTCCGTTATATTTCAGCACGTACATACCTACCTCCCTTTGAATCGTTGTAGTCGCCTAGACTTCCGCGTTTCTGACCTATCCCGCCACATTGCTAATGACCTATCATACCCAACATGCACTATATGCACCAAGCCACAATCACAACACCGGATACGTAAGTATCCGTCTTTATTCGGCTCTACCCTTTCCCCGTCGCTTGCTTGATGATATCGGTTCACTTCTTCTGCTCAACCCGCAATAAACGCTGGTCATCATTCATATACGCCGATGTTTGCGACAAGCTAATACGCAGCGCCATACTTGGGATATCCGCATTAAATGCCTTGAATATATCATAACTCGTATTGGATATCCCACCAAACAATCCCACCATTGCTAGCAATCCCTTGAGAAACGACGCCTCGTGCGCATCCAATTCTAGCAAATACCTCGGCGGTGGAGGCGGCGCCGGTTCAGGTTGTAGCTTTGTTAGTTTTGCCATGTTTTCTCCTAGATATAATTTCCCGTTGACCACTTCGTTGTAGTGCCTCAATCTTCGCCTTGTATTCTACCTCCGACCTATCCAAATCATGCCCTGCGTCAGTATCAATATACGTACTGAACAATGGTCCCGGCTCTGGATAGGTCTGACTATTCCATTTCCGCGTTTTAACTGTTCGCATTTTCCTCGACCAATCCCAACACCACCGCCGCTTTGGCAATATGCAACCTAAAATGATCTGACACTAATGATCCTGCTTCAATATCAAATAGCGGCGACGCGAAATGGGCAAACGAAATCGGCAACGTTGTGTAGCTCGTCGTCTTTGCCGTCTTTGGCAATGCTGCTGTGCGAATATGTACAGTAGTCTTAGCCTTACTCGGGAAACCATGCACATCCGGTCCCCTCAACGCACTAATCACGTCCCAAATCTGCATTGACGATTTGTTACCTTTCGCCAACGCTTCATCAATCACATTTAACACGCGCTTGGCTTCTCGGGTCAATTTTGATTTTGCCATTGTTACAAACTCCCTTCGATTGCATCAGCAATCTGATCAAAGGTTCCCCCGCTATCGTTTATCCCGGACAAAGACGTTTTTACTAGTGTCGTGGAATCTACCACTACTGGATTGCCACTTTCGACACCCGCCCATTGCATAACTTCACTAGGCAAGATACCCGGATTATCCGTCGTCTCTGTGACAAACGTCCAAGCATTTGCATCTATATCTTCTGCAACAATCTCCAGTGGAGTATACTCCCACGCCCCGATTCCTTCTGCCTCAGCCAAATCGCACAATACTCCTAGACAACAAAACTCATCATTCTCTGTCCGTAATGCCCCAATGCCTTGCTTGTAATTTCCAGACCGCAATGCAGCCACCCATAGCTTCTTGATTCTCGGATTCATCATTACTCCCACCATTAGTCAATTCCTCCATTCGTATTATAGCTATCCTCTTTCGCAGCCTGATAGCCAGCTTCGTAACCATCATCATACGCTTGATCATAGTCAGCATCGGCATTAGACCGTTCAACGTCTATACCGTCATCATACCCCTCACTATACCCATCACTCTTGCCATCCTCGTATCCTTCTGCGTACCCATCTGTCTTGCCCCGATCACAGGCATCCTGTTCTTCGATGGTCATTATCCTACCCTCCGCAATTCCTGTCCACAACTAGCACACTTTGGTACCTTCAAAATTGGCGAATCATCCTTGTTGGCCCCATGTTGACTTGGAGACATTCTATCCTGTCTTGCATCTCCAATATACACTGCATAATCATTGTGCTCGACTTTGACTGAATTGATAGCCGAGTAGCCCAGAGTTAGAAACCTTACCTCTACATCATCACGATACTTGCTCAACGTGTCGATTAGTTCTTTGATCGTCACGGGTCAATCCTCCTTTTCGGCCATTGTCATATACACTCCATACGCATCTGCATCAGATGTCCATGCTATCCATGCTTGATGTTGGGCGGCCTCATAGATACTCTCTATTGCTTTTGCCGCAGCAGGACTAAATTCAGCCATTCGATCTACCGCCTTACCCAGTAGCGCAACCAATACTGTATATTCCTTCTCGCTCAAATCCATCAAATCGTACATCGATGGTGGTGGCGGTACTGGCTCCGCTGGTTTCTTGATTACTTTCATCGTAAACTCCCATAGCCAAGGTCAAACCGCAATGTTTTCCAAAGGTGATGAACTGTCGGGGAACTGACGTTATCGAAATGTATATCGGTCAATTCATTCGCTAGCTTTGTTGCTTCTTCTCCAGACAATTCCACAACCACGCCTAGTTTGGGTATCGGCTCAGGCTGCCGCTGAGTAATCTTCATCCTACCCTCTCATGTCCAAGGTATACTTGCCCGATTACTTCTCCATTCCGCAGTAATTCCTTATACATCGCCTTCCAATGACATACCGACTTCATCCGCCTAATTAAATCTAACTGTCTACGTTCTTTCTGCAATGGTGATTTTCTATCCTGATATCGAATCTGCGCGTTGACGGTAGTCTCCATGTCCCTCCCGTGTCTAATTACCATTGTATATCTCCGCGTGATTCCAGATTAGCGCTACGGCAAGAGTCAAACCTTGGACCACTAGCACAGGAATAAACAACACAACCACAAAAACAATTCCAGCACCGATCACCACTAACTCCGCCAATGCTTCAATTATCTTCGCTAGCTTACGCATTGTCCAATACCTCTCCAATATACGGTAACACGTCCACAATCACCACAGTTTCTTTGTCGTTCAGTCGTAGATTGACTGGCATATGGCGTACACGATCCACGACCTCAGACTTATATACCACATACCAGTCTCTATACGGATCATTAGTAACTGATTGCTTGATCATTTAATCAACCCCAATACCTTGGCTGCTACCCTGACATGGTCAATAAAGTGCGAATCGTCTTCACTGCTAAAGTCAAACCGTTTTCTACTCCAAATCTGCATTCCCCCAGCATATTGTCTTCTCGCGCGATCTGCCCAAGCAGCTAATTTAGGAAACGCTGCACGACGAATATGTACTGTCGTGGTATCCTTCAAGTCAAATTCGTTCCCGTCTTTAACATCAGGACCCCGCAATGCAGACAATACATTCCACAATTCAATCGCAACACCATAATCATCTTCAGCATCATCCCAATCCGCTTTAGCTCCAGCAAGCAATATCTCGTCGATTCGGTCTAGTATCTCCCTAGTTCTTTCCCGCATTCTTCCCCCCGCGTTGTTTGGTATCGACTGTGAATCGTGTACACTTACAATATACTCCCCCACCAGTATCATAGCAACAATCTTCGTTCCCGTGATACACATGCCAGCCTAGCTTATGGCCACATTTGCATAGCTGGCCGTTGTCGGGATTTTTGTCAGTCATAAAATATCTCCCAGTCCGTAGAAACCTTCTTGAATATCCCGCTCTATTTGAGCACTGTATTTGTCTTGCTCATGCTGTAATCGTTCGCAACGGGGCGGAGCAATAGTCAGACTTCTTGCGGCGGGCTGGAATTGGCTTTCCACACTGGTAGCATTCCTTAGTCATGTTCTTCTCCCGTACGTTAGAGTATCATAATGACATGCCTCACACCTAACCTCACACTTCGCTAACTCTATGTCGATCCGTGCAATTGAATACGTTATCAAGTCTGATACCTCAGACATCCTTCACTGATCCATCTGCATATAGCAAACATGGATCATCTCCATCAATAGTACGATACGCACATTCCTCACGTGATTGCCAGAGCACATGCATTACTGCCGAATCCGCGTCTAGCTTACTATCACCCGCGACTTCTACAAAGCAAGTAGGCTCTATGCCCCATTTGCCGAATCCCAAACCTTGGGACACACTACCACTGAGGCCCCTTGCCTGCATGGCCTCAGCGATAGTATGGGGGGAAACATTCGCAATTGCATAGCGGACTATCATTTCAGTCCCAGATACGAAAGGTGAGTCTGTGCGCCCACTCGCGGCCTAGGTCATACGACTCAATGAGTGGGTAGTCGTAGTGTGTCGTTAGGTCAGAGCGAAACTCAATGACGCCCCGGATAAATGCTTTGATTGCTAATGTCATCGGCTGTCCCCGCAAGAGTCGAATTATTTTCCGCATTTGTCATTCCCCCGCGTTGAATTATCCAATGGGTGATAGCAGGATTTGAACCTACTCTTGAGAGTGCGACTCTCAGGCAACCAGCATCACCCGAATCTACTACAGCATTAATCCCCGCACAAGCTCTAGTTGCTCCACGACATTTTGCAATGCTTCCTCTGCCTCGCGCAATCTACGACTATACTTCCGCAGCACCGCTGCTGCATAACATTCCACGCCAATCTTGGCAATATGCGCTTCTGTTTGAGTCCGCGTCAGCGCTAGTGCTGCTATCATCTCCCGCATTGCCTGAGCACCCCTAGCTCTACGTCGATCATTCTCTCGAATCGTTGCAAACCAATCCTCAGACTCCCGCGTTTGCTCTGTGTGCAATTCTTGCTCCACTGGCGGTACGCCGCCTTCAAATAAGTCTGGATTGGCTTTAACAATCCTATTTGCTCCAGCTATATCACCTCGTTCCTTTGCCCGACTGTACGCAGCCAACACTGCTGCATCATTCCGTTCCTTGATATACCCTAGCATCGTTTCCCCCTTGTTTACTGGACTCATCAGGCATGGCCCCTACCATGCGACGGGGAATTACTTCCCCGTTTCGTCCTTTAGTTTTAATGCCGCTGCTGCCGAACGAATGTGCTCGGCAAAATGCCATCTCAGAGCTTCGTAATCCCATATACTTGTAGTCGGCTCACGATAGCCAGTAGTATAAAAACTAGCTGGTAACCACGTAAGATTGCCCAATGCTGCCGTACGTGGGAATGCTGCAGCACGTATGGCATTTGTTGTGGAGACTTTATCGCCATAGCTATCATTGTCTGGACCCCGCAATGCAGACAATACATTCCACAATCTTTCGGCGTGTTGATCGCCAGTTACCAAAAACGTGTCGATTCGATCCAGCATTTCGCGTACTGGATCAGTCGTTTCCTTTGTCGATTTCGGCAATGGAATCTCTGCCTCGTGATTCGTCCTTGTCGTCTGTGTCATTGGTCTCCCCCGGTTTAAGTCGATGTTCGATTACCACAAGGGAAATCATATATCAACTACATACCTAGTAGGATTAAGATTTGATTAAGGAATCATTAAGCCATTGACGGATTTAGGGAGAACAAAAATGGCCCTAGCAAGAATCATACCTTGCTAGGGCCATACTATTAGAATGCAATCTCCATTATCTTCCCTGCCTGCCGCTCTAGCTTCACGCGTTCATCTGCGTTTGGCAAATCACGTGCGACTTCAGTAAGTCCACCAGTGAAACCCCACACTGAGTTTGGATTACCATAGCGGTCCTCTGACTTCTCCGCAATCGCATAGGCAATTTGCGCCGTCTTGCGTGAGACACCAAGGTTAAACACCGCATCCAACACGTCATCCTTCGACGCACCAAGAATACGCGTCTTCATTGCTGTAACCTTACGCTCATCCTCTATCGCTGACGCCTCGGCGTACTTCTTTACTTCCAATGCAATGCCCGCGAATGCTTTGTCATCCGCGCTACCTTTGTGCGGGATACGTAGCTCTGTCACACCCTGCGCGCCCCAAACTCTATGATTGCCGCACACGTATTCATAGAAGAACGTCGTAAGTCTGAAACTCGCGTCTCCAACTTCGGAATTGCTGACAAAAAATCCACGACCTAACCCGCCATTCGGGTCCTTCTCAAATATCCGCCGCGTGTTGTCCACCAAAAACGCGAACATGTCTTTATCACTCGCGTATAGTCCACGTGACCCGTCAAATGCCTCTGGGGCAGGTTGGAACGTGGTTTGATCCGCTAGTCTGATCAGTCGTGACGTTATGTCACTATTCCAGATACGCGTATAGCTTGGAGTCAATGCAGCACGCAACGTGAGCGCACCATTCCGCTGGAATAGCAAATTATCACCTTCGCCATTTTCACGCGGCTCAATATGCTGCAAACCCTCATTCATACACTCACACGCGAGAGCTACCGGAAGCGAACGTAGGTAATTCGCTGGGGCTCCAATCCTACGCGCTAATTGACCAAAGCTATAATGCGTGAAATCCGCTACGGTTCCCGTCTCGCCTTGGAGCATTGGACGTGAATCGCCAACAACTTGCCCAACCTGCACAAGTTGGTTGCTCGGCACAACACGTAGCTTCCGCATTTCCACGTTTCGCTTTTCCACGCTATTAGCGCGATGTTGCCTTACTGCCGCATCCAGTTCTACCAGTGATTTAAACCTCTCATCTGCTGGACGTGTTGACCACTGATTAAATGCATGCGTAAGAGTCGTAGTCATTGTAACGTTTCCCCGTTGTGTGTTGAAATGGGCTAGGGAAAAATTGGGGCAGGTTTTTGACGCCTGCCCCGGTTGACTATCATTCGTTGATCGCGCTGTAGTGCCCAGACTTTAAATATCGTATCTCCGGGTCCACATACTTTGACCAACGTGCCATCCGTTGTGGCGCGTTGCTAGCAAAGTCACTTAGCGTTCGACGTGCTTCGCCTAGTGCATTACTCGCGTGGCAAAGTAAATCATCATCCGCATCAAGTCGCTTGACCATTTTTGCCGCCTCACTATCCGGCTCGGCAATGGCTTCCAACTTGATTGACGCATCCTCGCGAGCAATCTGCAACGTGCTAATTGTATCCTCTACCTTCTCAATTAGTTCAAGCAACGTGATCATAGCGCTAGCTGTCGTAAGCATTTTTCCGTTCCCCCATTTCGTCTATCCTTCGCCGCAGCCGTAGCCAACGCCTTCCCGCGATGGTCACATATGCGAAATGCATGTGACGCGCACGGAGCTATCGTTGGTACCTATGTACTGGCTGCTCGGATACCCGACGCGGCTACTAGCGAATCCTCCGATCCCTGCCGCTGCTGTCAGCCACCGCACGCGCATTCGGCGTGCATAGGAATAATAGTCAATATCACTATAGAATGGGAAATTTTTTGTGTAACGATTTTTCGGCGGATTGTAACGATTACGTTCGAACACCGCAAACGTCTGGATTGTGGCATTAATCTTAATTTCCGCAATGGCATGGTTTTTGGCGCCATGCATAAGCCATACCAGCGCCAGTATAGCGACTTAAGCCCCTGTAATCGATGCTAACTATGCCAATCAGCCCCCGATCAGCGCCGGTGGGCTTGGAACCGGTCATGTATATATGCGTAAAATATCGGGTTACATCGAGCTATAGCGACTTAACGTCGATTGCGGATACAACAAAGGCCCCAGTTAACGTGAGCTAAAAGGGGCCTAATGTAAACTTGGGGCGCTTGGATTCGAACCAAAATAGACAGATTCAAAGTCTGTCGTCCTGCCTTTAGACGACACCCCAGTGTGACGCTTATGATGCAAATGGGCTATATGATAATATTATATTACCTTCATTCTCCGAAGCCTAGCGACGATAATTCCTACTATCCAGCCGACCGATGCTCCCCACGGCGAAAATGTGATCATTAGTTCGGCGTGATATGACATTCCGACTTCTGGTACCATCGGGGATCGTGATTGTGGCCTTCCTTAGCGTAGCCATTCAGCCACATATAAATATGCAAGAACTCATGTTTAACGATCCATTCATCGAATAGCCGGGCCATAGCAATATACATGATTCCTTCGGTCGGAACAGTCACGGCAAAGTAGGTAGTCTGATCAAGGTTAATCTGGAAGTCTCTCGCGTTGACCTCGAAATACGCAATCATATCCACGAGACTATCTGACAATGGCTTGAATCCCTCGCATTGGGCGATTTCCCTAGACCAGCGGTGGTATATTACCGGAGCCTTATATTGCCCGATCATTGGAGCAGATTCATTGATTACCACACTATCATCGGTACGGATTTTCCAGATACTCTGGGACTTAGCTTCGGAGGGAATCAATAGACTTAGAGTCAATAATATAATATTATAATACCTCACCTAAACTCTACTCCATAACCTACATATGCACAGGGTTGGACTCCATGTCCCCCATAGCATCCTCCAATGCCCACTTGCAAACCACGACTTACGTGACTTGGTGACAATAGCTTAATCCTATCATCACGGTCTTTGATATCACGTTGCAAATCTGCAATAGTCAAATCCTTTGCCATCAACGTAGCACGTAAATCCTTAACAGTACTATCCGCAACTTTAATACGATTGACTATCGCGGTGTCTACCTTGACTACAGTGTCATGAACAATCAGGGTTGAATCTGATTGAACATAGACTACCTTAGTCTCAGCCTCGTGCTTGGCAACGGATTTATCCGACTTTCGCTCTAGACTATCCGACTTAGCAATATCTACCTTCGTCTGCTTATCGTCCCGTTTGATCATTGCGGCATTGGTAGCCAATTTCTCATTGACCTTACCATGTCGATTGCCAAAGTATAGACCAAGGACCAGTAATATTGCTCCTACTGTTACCTCAATCTTTAAGCGACTTTGCATCCTTGGCCAGTGTGATTAGCTTGCTTATCGCCGGTACTATCGCGTCGGCATCCATGATGACTCCGCTGAGTAATAACCCAATCGCTGCTCCAGCGAGTAATTTATGGTCAATAGGATTGGTCCCCAAATACCCAACGTATAACGAGGCTAGTGATCCCACTAACCCAATTATATTTCGTCGTATTGATTCAAATGTCACGGGAGCCATAGTTTTGGGGAGTTACCTAAATTATCGGTCTTAATTATGTCCACGTCATATTGAAACGGAATATCCTTGACTCGGTGGTCTGGGGACGGATATGCAAACTGCCTCATGCAATATCCACGGTGGCTAGGAATATTATCCGCGTTATAGGCTTCCCAGTAATATTGGAATTTTAGTTCCTTGAACAATTCATCATTATTCAACCCCGGATCATAGCCAATGTAGATACCGGGAATGTATCCCGCTCTATTGACTATGCTATACCATGCGTTACAGTAATCCGCAACGACTTTTCCAGATGCGCCCACCGATTCCAAGTCCAGCCAGAGGCTACAACCTTTCGGATAGCCTACTGCTACCGCGTCGTCTACCGCATTCTGCCCGTACCTCTGACCAAGCGATAATGACGGTACCCAATTTTCATCATCCACATGCTGCACAAGCATTAAGCCAAGGCCAGCGGCATGAATGTCGCTTACCTCGGCTTTCGATATATCCCAACTATGGTGCTTATCGCGTTTGACGTATCGTACGGCAAACTTAAACTTTGCCGCAGCCATCAATAAGGCTTCATGACTGTGAACTATAGTATTACAGTCGAATCCCAAACTACCATCTGGTAGTGTGCCTGTATTTGTCATAGAAGGACATTGCCGGACTCGAACCGACCAATCAAAGCCTAAGCCATGATGCCACTGTGTCTAGATCACAGAATGTCCAAGTGCGGGATGAAGTTTTCGTCATACCCCGCAAATGACGGTCGAGGACGTTATGCCTCTGACCAGCGGCAGACCAGAGATTCGAACTCTGACATCCTTTTTGGGATTCGGCGGTTTTCAGGACCGCTGGTATAGCCATTCACCCAATCTGCCTAGTTTTCTTATTATCTATTGCCTTAACTGCCTTACAACTACTGCAACGACATCCTAGTTGATACGCCCATAGTGTACCACACTTAGGGTTTCTTTTTCTATTGCGTCGATTCGTCGTATTACATTTATAATGACTAAACGCAACGTTCTCAACATTCCAAAATTTCTCTGGATCATCGTGCAGCCACGGTTCAATGTGATCCAAGGATAAATCATCTGGAGTTTCTATTCGTGCTCCACAACGAAAGCACCAATCTTCATCCAACTTCTGAAGCAACTTAAGCATTACTGCTTTGCGCAAGCGATTGGATGCAGTGCCAATGCCCAATCCTACCAAGTAACAATCCATCTATGTAAGCCTAGACAAATTACCCATCCACGATAGCCGTGGTAAATCTTGAATATACTCGGTCGAAACCCATTTGGCCAAGGATATCCAGCGGCCTGTACTGCGTGCTCAGAAATCTTATAGCGTGTTATTCTTACCATTTCTGAAACGGTCGGATGATAAATCGGTGTCCACCCAAACAAATCAACATTCCATACTTAACGAAGTATATTCGCCACACTTTTCGGTTGAAATGTAAATGATTTATCATAAAGCAGACGGTGGGAATCGAACCCACGTAGCTAGTTTGGAAGACTAGAGCCTAAACCACTCGACCACGTCTACGTATTGGCAATGACTGACTGGACGTGCTAATAGCGACAATGCGCTTGGTATAATGTGTCACGCATCCTTGTACATTACCAATGTACTATATTATGTAACCTAGCCACGGACTTACCTAGTTGGGGACCATGGCGATATCAACCTCCCCAGCCTCCACTGACGGTGCGGGGCCGCCAGACTGACATTTTGATACGTCACCTCAGTCACATATTGACTAGATTACTATTGATATCATAATATATTACCTTTTCTTTGTCAAGTCCTTTTTCCAGACTATCCTACCACCACACTCAATTTGATACCCCTTAGGTCCATCAACCATTTGGGGACAATGGGATATTATGGCTATTTCCTTTGGATCAAGAGTATCACTATCCCATTGATACACATGTCCATTAGTGCAGAATGATATTTCCTTAGTCAATTTTAATTAACGCAATTGGCTTTGCCTTGGTGCATATGGTTATACCCCCAGTCGTCATCGTGATTCCCCATTTCTTTAATGCAGTACTCAACGACCCAAATATTCGTCTGTCCAGTAATTCCTGATTCCCAACGATGTCTTCCCATGTCATAGCTGAAGCATGAGCAGCTAATTCAACATTTCCGGCAGAGTGTACCGCTTGTGGAGCATCGTCTTTGGCCAATCCCTCTGCATGTAACTTACTCTGGTACAACAAGATATCCGAAACATAATACCCAAAATTATAACTAACCGTTGCACTTACGTCATTCTTAGTCGTTATTGGAGTATTTGATATGTCTATGTAATACTCTGCACAGTTAGTCTGCCTGATTTCCTGAAAAAATGGCATGGCAAAATACAACCCCGGCTCCAGTACCGGACTCCGAGTAGATCGTGTCACCTTGCCCCGTTTCCAGTCAAAAGAAAGGTATTCTAGCTTATCTGGACGACCATTAGTATACCGTACCGCCTTGTTCGGGCTACTGACTACGAAAAAGGGCCAAATTACTTCGCGGATAAACTTAGCTAGTGATCCTAGAACTTGAACTAACTCAAGCACTTAGCTATTCTCGCTTTGGTTAAAATGATCTTGTTCATTATGATGTTTGCCGCATACGCTACACTTCGGATACGCCGATTTAGCCACTTGTGGCTTTTCCCAACGTCTTAATGCCGTAAATATCGCCCGTCGAATCCATGTTGTGACTGGTTCCTCTACCGATTCCGCAGCTAGCTTGACCTCGTTGTATTTTTCCTCGGTTATCCACAGTTGCACTAAATGTTTCCCCTTTGGCCTTCCACCCATAATTATTCTCCAGAAATTAAACTGCCTTTCTTTCTTCCTTTCTTGGTACATTGGGCTTTTGTATCCCTTTATGTACCAATGCCTTAGACCCCGCTCGAAATTGGCGGTATATACACCGACCCCCTGTTCCCGACTAGTACGCTGTAGATAATATACAGTTAAATCAAAGCAAGATCAAGGCCTAAATCTAATATACTTTTGCCAATCTTTTTTCTTTATTACATGTCCCACACAAAATCTGGTAATCTTCTGGATGTCTTAGTGATCTACGGTATATTTGTGCTTGAGTTAATTCCCGCCTTTCTAGATAGCCATTGTCCTTTTTGTGGTCTAGTTCCCAAGCCACTCCAGAGTATCCGCAGTTTACACAAGCGCCCCCAAATAATTCCCGCACTTGCTCTCGAAGTCTACGATACTGCTCTCTGGACTTACTTTTGGCCTTGTTTCTCACTATCGGATCATTTTGATACCGTTTTCTATTGTATTCTCTCCGCTTAGCTTGCAAAATATCTTTATTTTGTTGATAGTACCGTTTATCACTTTCAGGATGTGCTGCTTTCCATGCTTTAACTTGGGCAGCTATCTTTGCCTTGTTGCGCTTGCGGTATTCTTTCATATATTGTCTAGTATATTCAGGAGTCCACGGCATTATTCAATATAATATAATTCTCCAAATCTTGTCAATAGAAAAAAGTTGACAGAACTCGCCTTACCTTATATATTTACTCTAAGACAAAAGCCATTGCTCACTCTTTAGTCGCAATCCGCTTTCGTTACAATTCAAATGCGCGTGGTCCCGATTGCTAGATAAGCCCACTCCCGCCAATTCGCTCTAGCAGCAGTAGTTTGTAATGAAATAGAGTCAACAATGGCTGATGCCACAGATTTTGCAGGACTTACTAGAGCCCCGCAGTGTGTCTGCCATGAGAACGTACTGAAGTAGTCCTGTTCTCAAGAACGTAAACTAAAAACTGGTTGATTGCGTTCTAAAAATTCCGTGAATTGCTGGAAGCCGTTTAGGTAATCAGCAGCCAAGCGCGTCAGGAATGGCGCGAAGGTTCAGAGACTAGAGAGCGACCGAGAACCGGATTAGCTCTCCAAGAGTGCGGAACGAGGCAATATAATACCTCGAAGATATAGTCCGTTACTTGGCGAAAGCCAAGGGGGGAGATAAAGAACTCCCTGAAGGAACTCGACCGATATCTCCCAATCCGTAAGAAAATCTTCCCCATCAATACAGTCCTGCTAGCTCAGGCTCGTAAGCTGGGTCCGGAGACTGTTACTTACGCCGGTAACGACCTATTCTTCGATGTCAAAGTCGAGCGTCGTGGTGGTTTCGTTTCTTCAGCGGCAGGATTCCTTCCTACCTCACGTATCGCACGTGAAAAGCAAGGCCGACTATCAGTCGCGCGTACTTATGCAAAAGTTCAAGTCGATGGACTTGCGCTAAAGGCAACCAATGATCAAAAGGGTTCATATATCTCTGCGGCTAAGAAAATCGTTGAAGATGTCATGGACCAGTGGGAAATCGAACAAGAGCGTATCCTTCATGGTGATTCTCTTGGCGTTCGTGCGGTTATTGGAACCGTCACTGACACCACCCACGTCATTGCCTCAGCACCTTATGGTATTACCGGCGCAGGTATCGGTAACCTTCACCTAGTTGATGGTGACGATATCGCTGTGCTTAACGGTACTACCTTCGCTCTACGTGGTAAGACCACGATTTCCTCACACACCGTTTCAGGTGACAACGTTACATTCACTCTCGGTACCGCAGTCGCAGGTATGGCAGTGAACGATGTTATTGTCACTTGCGTACCTACCGCAGTCGATGCCAATGATACTTCATTCGGTGCAGAACCACACGGCCTAAAGTCAATCATGGACGTAGAAGCTGCGTTCGCAACTTTCGAAGGTCTAAACGACCCTCGTTGGGTAGCAAACAAGCTGACTTCTGCTACCGTTGACGAAACCATCGTCATGAAGCTCCTTAACACCATCCGCGCACGTTCTGGCGTTGACTGGCGTAAGAACCCAAAGAACACTCTGCTACTTACCTCAACTGGTATCTGGCAGGCGTACGGTGAATCATTGCTAGGTCTACGTCGTTTCTCAGCGCCTACGCTTACCCTTGAGGGTGGATTTACCGGTGTTCAAGTTGCCAATGCCGCATTGGTCGATGATCCTTGGGCTCCACGTGGTAGACTATACTCTGTCTACGGACCCGACACTTGCTTCGTCGATTTGATGGACTTTGGTGAGATTTCATTCCAAGACGCTCCTAAGTGGCAGCGTGTTGCGAACCGTGATGCTTGGGAAGCGGTGTTTGCGTCGTACTGGAACTACGGCGCGTTGAACCGTCTGTCTCAGGGTGTCATTTCTGGAATTACAGACACAGTTAACTACAGCCCGGTCTTCGCCTGATAACTGTAATTATACCAATGGTTTACGAGGTCTCTGTTCAACTAGTACTTTATCACGCTTGACTTTCTCCCCAATATTGGTTATACTAATAATCCCTATTGGGGAGGAGGTAAGACAAAATGTACAAAGAAGAACATCGCAAAGAAAAGCAGCGTGAAGCACAGCGAAAATATCGTGAACGACATGCTGAGAATTTGAAAGCGAAACGAGACGCAGTACGTGAATCAGGAGAAATGAAAGAATACTGGCGAGAGAAGACGAAACGAAATCGCCAAAAGAACAAGGAGTTGTACAAGTCATTAGACACACGTTGGTACCATAACGCCAAAGATAGAGCCTTTGATATTTTGGGTGGGAAGTGCGCAAGTTGTGGTTGGACTGATCCAAGAGCCTTACAAGTTGATCATGTAGTTGCGATTGGAGACGCAGAGCGTAGGCGGCTAGGGCATAGAGGTAGAAAGCTGTACCAAGCAGTCGTCAAGAACCCTACAATGTTTCAACTGCTATGTGCCAACTGCAATTGGATTAAGCGACACGACAAGGGCGAACGATTTTGTAATATACAACCTTCGATACACGCAACACCACAACTGGACGATAGCAAATTAGCTATCGGGTCTGGAAGGAATAATTAAAAATGGCTTTTCCTCGTTCGGGTACAGTAGATACCCAAACCTTAAGCGGGACCAAGGATTTCGTCCTTGCCCGAAACGGCGCGACTCAGAGCACGAATATCGCTGCCAATGATCATGTGAAATTTGACACCGTCGATATGTCCCGTGGGTCGTCCATCGTGCTGGATACCACTACCACATACAGTAATTCCAACGGTGCCGCTTCCCTCGGACGATTCTCGCTACAGGGAGGTAAGGTATATAAGCTTACTTCCTCAATCGGCTACGTCCTTGGTTCCGGCGCGACTGGGTTGCTTTCGGTACGATGGACAGATGTAACTGGCGCTCCAGTGGCAATTGGGTCATTGTCCAATAACTACGTAATGACCGATGCTACTAACGAAACCGGAGATGGGAATTTATTTACCATGTTCGCTCCGGGCGGTTCGTCACAGGATATTTTCCTTGTCGAACTCAGAATCATCACCGCCACAGCCCTGACATCATTTGGTGATCCTACCAAGGGTGCAATTGTGGCAATGGTAGAAACTTACTAAACCCTGCGTCGGCAGTCACCGACAAAATTATAGAGTGACGGTGGTGGCAGCGCCTCCACGCTCCACCACAGTGCCTCTATACATCATGGAGATATAGCCAAATGGCTAAGATGCATCATCGTACCCTTGAACTCAAGGTTACGACAAACAACGGTGCGCAGACCGTGGCAGTCACGGCAGTGAATTACTACCGTACTGACGCTGAACTTGCAGCAAACACTCCGTTTGCTATTGCTGCAACCGGCACCGAAGCTGGTGCTGCACTAGGAACCGCCGCTGCGTCACCTTATGACGTGTACGTTGGCGAATTGATTCCGCCTCCTTCTCGTATTCGTATTACCGCAACAATCAACGCGTAAGCGATGATTAAAGCGGATAGGCAGGAATCGCAAGAATCCGAAATCCGTACGAAACTAAAATCGCTTGATCCACTCTTAGACATCCGCTACGTGGAGTGGATCGGGCGGTATTCGTTAGTATGCATGTGGCCCCAGTCAGATGGCCGATGGCCGATGTATCACAAGGGCGAAATTGGTGAACCATTTGACTCACTTGGATGGTTCTGCAAAGACATGGGTGACCCGTCATCGTTGCCAATTAGCCTAGACGATATCGAGAATCTCGTCATTGAGCGTCTTGCTGCGTGTGATAATACGCGGGAGGACTGGAAATCTCGAATGGCTGGACATATAAAGCATAACCAGAAAGTCAAGAAAGACCGTCAGAAAATCGCGTTGGATCAAGTAGAAGAAGTTACCTCTACTCTCCGTCACGCGGTTGGTCACTTGGAAGAAGTCCAAGTAAACCGAATCATGAAAGAAATAGAATCAGGCAAGCATTAAAATGTCGGAGGACATTGTGAGTGCAGAAGTAGATTACCGCGACGCTCTAATCGAAGAACTAAAACAGCGTCTTAATGTATACCAGCAGCAAGAAGCCCACCTAATCCCGCTGCCAAATGGCGATTTGCACCGTGGATTCCGGAAAGTTGACCAACGCCCGGATAATATTGATCCATTTAGCGCGGTAATTCCCGCCAGCGAAGGCAATCCCCTAGATCGTGCTCTGGCAAAGTGCATGGCCAACAAGCGTCTAGACCAGAAGGACCTGACATGCCTATGGTGTGGATTGTCGTACCCCGAAATGGGCGGCGAGGCAGCCTTACGCGAGCATTTGAAGAAAGACCACCCTATGGTTGTCGAAGGCTGGGACAAACAAAGCGACGCCAGTTTGGTAATGGCAGCAATGGCAGATGCAACTTCAACTAAGAAGTAAACTCCAAGTTCCCATGATCAAGGTAGCTCTGACCAATCTGGCCAAAACATTCAACATAGATGTCAAAACATTAGTTTGGATTGCTTCCTTGGTCGGAGCATTGTCTGGAGCGTATTTGACTGCTCAGAAATTACTAGCGATGCCCATGATCCTAGATAAGCACGTTCAAACTACTGAAGAATTGAAATCAATCGTCGATAAGCAACTATGCATCATGGTTGCCGATCATCGAAAAGTAGATTGGCAACTATGCTGGATCAATCCAGCGATGGTAGTACCCAAGGAGCCGTAATTGTTAACCAAGGCCCAAGTCCGTACGGCAATCCGTCAGATGATTGATGATCCAAGTGCAAAACGCTGGAGCGATCCAGCATTGGATCAGTTGATTGAATTGGTAGCAGATGATATTTACGGAGACATTCTCGATGTAGCTCCGTATTATAACAGCCAATACCAGCAAATCACCACGTTACACGCACCGGGATATATCGACCTACGCCAGACTATTTACGGTGGAGATTTGACTCAGCGGTTGTATCGCGTACAACAAGTCATCTCTAATGGTCGGATGTATGGACTCAAGGACCCTAGAGATTATCTGCTAATCGCGCAGCAGACCACCGGATCAATTACTGACCTCACCGATGTCCAAGGTGTTGCGGCCCAGTATAGTATGGAATTTCTCGGCAATCAACTCTGGCTTCATCCACTAAGCACTAGTACTCTTGCAGAAATCCGCTATAACTATAAACCAACCCCATTCACACAACTAACCAACGGCTACGTTGTCGATATGCCAGAGGGATCATACCGTGCGTTGATCAATCTAGCCTCTGCAGAAGCATTGCCAAAAGGTAACGCCGAAGAAGCGCAGCAATTTCGTGAAATGGGTAATGATGCAATGACCAAATGTCTCAACTCAATCCGTCGTCAATATCATGGTATGACTGTTATGTTCGCTGGCGATAGCGCGATTAGCTGGGGCGGTACTTAATCTATGGCTATACCACAAACTCCTTCTCCACTATCTACTATTGTCACGGCTAAGACGTATAACGCTGCATGGTTCAGCGGGGCAACGAAAGAAGCCCAGATCACTGCGGCAATTGCCAATGCGGCTACGGATGGCGCTCTATACGTCTACGTTCCCGCGAATATGCTTCCGTACAATGCAGCGTTGGTCACATTTAATTCTACCATTCGCATGATTCGTGAAGGCGGAAGTCAAATGGACTTTGACATGAAAGCCTACGGCGCTGCTGGGGATGGAACTCAAGACGATACTGTTGCTGGACAAACTGCTCTTGCACACGCATCCGCAGTTGCTTCTGGAGCCGGTACTGGTGGAGCAAAAGTAATTCAGCCCCCGGGGACATATAAGTGGACCAGCCAGCCAGTTGTAACTGGATCAGTCAAAATCATCGGTGCTGGTAACGCATCATCAATAAACCGCTTCTATGGCTGCGATGGCTTTAGTCTAATCGACAATAGCGGCCTTGAGGATATTGGTGTGTCGATGTATTCTGCCGGTGGTGCTGCTGATCCAAAGACCAACATTGGCGTTACCTTAGCTGGAACTAGTCTGGTACATGTTAACTATCTTCGACTACGGAACGTTCTTGTCCGTGGAGCATCAATCGGGATTGATGCTAGATATACTTGGGACTCCACATTTGATTCTGTCGCTACAATATTTTGCACCAAAGGCTTTCGATCATTTGGACTAACAGGTAATAACGCCATTAGCAACTCCAAATTTCTTGGAGACTCCCGTGGTGTATCACTAGAGCAAGACTCGGGCAATCATGGTGAAGGGTTGAATATTGCCGGAACATTTATCTCTGGTGACATTGGGCTTTGGGCAGATCAATTTATCAAATTGTCACTAGGCGAGTGTACGATTGATCTATGTGGTACCAATGCAATGAGTCTGACTAATGTAGACGGCTCGGCAGAAGGATGCTGGTTCTATTCAGGCAACGACACAGTTAGATTTGAAGATTTGGCCGGGTACTCCACCAATGGCTTCAAGATTATCAATTGCCCAGACATTCGGTCTACTGCGGCACGATCAATCTATATCGGTACGTTCAATCAACATATTGAGGTAACTAGAAGTAAGCTACAGTATTTCACTAGTCCATATTTCCTTGCTTCCAGTGCTAGATATTGTAATATCTTTCCCAACACCTCAGTAGATGGTTCTGGTGTTTCTACAAAACTAGAAGGTGGACTAGTTGTAATGGATGCAGATATCAATTTTACTATTCCTGACGCTGGAGCCGAATTTGGTACGTATTTTTGGAATGTAAACTCTACCAATCGCACTGCTACGCTACCAACCCGAGCATCATGTTGGCAAGGTCGAAAAATCCGCATTAGAATCGGTGGTGGTGCTGGAAATTTAACCGTCAAAGAAGCCGCTGGGGACGGTGGAGCAACGATCAAGGTTCTTCCAGCAGCAACTCCAGCAAGTTGCGATGTAGAGTTTGGCACTGCTCTTGGTACTCCACAGTGGATATTAACGAATTACTCGGTATTATAATCCTTGACAAAACCAGTTCTTACCGACAATAGAGAGGTTAATAAATGGCGAAGCCTATATTAACTGACCACCGTTACGATTGGCGAGGCGGGAGAAACACCGCGATAAGTCCTGATCTATTGAATGAAAATGAATTGGTAGATACTACCAATATTCGATTGTCTACGAGTTTTGGTGGCTTCACCAAGCGTACTGGGTCGCAACGTATGCATTCTACCTCGTTTGGTGCTAGTATTGACGGTGTTTGCCAATGGGATGGGCCGAATGGTAAGCAGACAGTAGTTATCAGTGGCAATAAACTCTGGTACCGGAATGGGTATGATTATAATACCGGATTCACCAGTGTTGCCCCAACGGTTCCGGGTACAACGCGATCTACGAACAATGGTACCGATGCTGCCAAGGCATGGAACGGAGCAGCGACGAGTAATTCGATATCTCGGACTACGCCGGGAGTATCGACAGTCGCCGCAGGAACTAGAATTTATTGTAAACTAGGCGATCCTGACCAGACGGAAGGATCAAACATTCCATCTAACGATGGAACGTATACATTGACTCAGTATCAACTAACTATTGATACCACTGGTATTACTGGGACTGGAGGATATTTCTCAGCGTCGTTGACTTGGGAATATTCTACAGACTCTGGAGCCAACTGGACTCCAGCAAGCGTAGCACAGCAGAGTGTGAGTACTAGTACCGTTGGTATCACGCTATCGAACACATTCGGTCCAATCACGTTTACTATTCCCGGTGCTCCGGCACATGTATGGATTAGAGCAGTATTGAGTGTTGGTGCCCAATATACTGGTTGGTCTGGTACAGTTGCCGCGTCGATGACAGTTAACTTATCCGGAACCATTTCTACGTTTAGCTGGGTCACTGGAGCCGGAGCAGCCCAACTTGGTTCACCGGTAACATTCGAACCATTCAGAGACAACACTGCTGGTGCTCCATTAGTGCTATACATTGCTTCAAACAATCACTATTGGAAATGGGACGGCACAGCAACATTGACACTGCTTGATCCAACTTTAAGTGCTCCAGCAGCATTGACGATTAAGCCGTATCACACCCGTATGTTCGCTGTGACGAGTGCGTTGCCTAAGACGCTATTCTGGTCCAAGATTGGCGCAGCAGCGGATTTTGCTACTGGCGACAAGACCAAGGGTGGTAGTGCTCTGGCTGATTACCTGACTGGTAACGCTCTAATCGCGATGGAAGTAATTGGGTCATCGTTGTTGTTGTGTACTAATGAGGCAATTGCCCGATTCACAGGTCACGCTTCGGACGATATTGTCATCAGCCAAGACACCGAAGGCATCAGTACCGAAGTCGGTGTTGTTGGACCATTGGCAATCAAGCGTTACGAAAATGTCGCTGGGTTTCTATCTAACCGTGGACCATATGCTGCTACAGAAGTAAGTGTCCAGCCAATTGGAGAGCAATTGAACCCAGATTGGTTTGCGCTAGACAATGCAAATATCGCAAATAGTCTAGTTGCATACCACCGTGGTCGTAAGGAATTGATGTTCGCTGTGCCGCGTAGTACTGACGGCGGCAAGAACAAATCCATCTTTGTCCAATCCGTCCGCTTGGGCGCTTGGCAAGGTCCATGGACATATCCATTTGACATTACATGTATGGCTCAATATGTCGATATCACCGGGACTCCGAATGTCATTGCTGGTTCCAGCGACGGATTTATCCGCACGATGGATTATCAGAATCCGTCAACCAAGACTGTAGCCGATGATGTATTGTATGATGGAACTGGTGGAACGAATATCACATGGACTATCGAATTACCAGTTATTCACTTTAGCATTCCAGCAATCAAGAAGGCTTTGAAATGGATGCTAATGCAAGCTGACCTACCAATTGGCTCAAATCTCAACGTTAAGGTTGCCTTCGACGGAAGTGGATTCACCAGCTTCCCAGTCACAGCCAATGCCAATGGCGAGCAGGATTACCGAGTAGATATTGCTGGTGATTCAAGCCAAGGATTCCGACCAAGGATTCAATTGACAGATAATAGTGCATACGTCCAGACTATTTATGGCATTAGTACCTATGCATGGAATTACCAACGCACTAGCTAATGGCTAATCCTCTACGTGGTCCCGATGCTCCAAATGATCCATTCGTAGACCAGCTAACCATGGTCCGTGCTCCGGCAAGACAATTGTCTCAACCAACAATCGACTCAACTGTCCTTGATGACATCGAAGCCGCTAGTATCTACCGCAATGCAGCACTAAGCGTCAACAACAACGACATTATAACATGGGACACAATAATCACCGATTCTATCGGACTATGGAATGGATCAACTGGGATCGTTATTCCAATCGCGGGAAAAATCACCGGCCCGTGGCGATTCCATGCTCAAGTGACCTATCCGGGGACTGGAGCGGGGACACTGAGAGGGATTCAGCTTTTGCAGAATGGAGTTGCGATTGCGACAAAGACCCATCCGGCAAATGCGCTAAGTGTAAGCCTAAGTAGAATGGTCATTAGCCCACAGCCGGGAGATGTATTTACGGTCAAAATTACCCAAGACTCCGGTGGGCCACTCGCGTTAACTGTTGGTTCGGCAAATATGTGGTTCGAAGTTTTTCACGCACAATAGGAATGATCTAAATGTCAATACTAAGTAAAGTCACAGGTATCCATATCTCTCCAAAGCACGGCATTCATATTGAGCCTCTGAAAGCCCTAGGAACCGCGCTTACTGTCGGATCACTGGGCGGATTTGGCCCACTTGCCGGGATTGCCGGGAAAGTTGGCTCCGCAGTATCTCATATTCCCGGTGCCACTGCAATTGGAGAAGGCGTCTCAAACATCGCCCATGATGTTGCGGGTTCTGGATTAATGTCTAAAATCGGTGGAGCCCTGAAAAATGTCGGTGGCCAACTCAAGGATCAATACATTGATCCAGCTACCGGAAATATTAACTTCGGCAAAGTAATCGGCACTGGTGGAGCAATTTCATCCATGGTTGGCCAAGCCAAGCAGCGCAAGTCAGTAGAGAATTACAACAACGCAGATATCCAGCAGCGGAATGATTTAATGTCCAAGATTCTCGCAAGTCCGAATTATAATTTGCCAACCAGAGGTAATTTCTAATGGTCACGATGGAAGGACTAACTCCACAAGGATCACCATTCGCTAAGCCAAAACAAGGCCCAGCGATTACCCCCGCGACATTCCGCAATCGTGGCATGGGTGGACAGATGAATCCAACATATCTACAAGGCCGTACGCCAAAGCCTCCAACCGGAGTCAACCCAATGTCCACTGGACAGACTGCTCCGGTAATTACTCCAAAACCATCCGCAATGGGCGATAATAGTGCGATGCCAATGAACCGAACCCCACAGGCGGCTCCAAAGACTCCGCCTCAAGCCGGAGGCAATACCCTTGGGGATGTGTATAATTTCTTCAAGTCCGATTTGCAGAACCAAGCCAATCAAGCCAAAGCCAACGCGATCACTGATGCGTCCGCGCGGGGAGTTTATTACGGCACCCCGCTAACTGGTAGCGAAGCAGATATCGACACGCAATACCTCCGTGGACTCGGCCAATTGGACGCAGGCATGTATAGCAACGAGCAACAAAACCAACTCGCTCGACTTGGTATGGCAGTCAATCTATCTATGGCTAACGGTCAAAACCGTCCAGCCGCTCCCGGTCCTCTTGACTTCAGTGGTCTGGGTGCGTTGTTTGCTACGCCAGCACAAACCGGCACCAGCAATCCTCCAGCAGCGCCCCAGTCCACCCGTCAAGGTCCAGTAATTACACCAAAGCGAAACGGCGAAGGATATAGTGTACCTAAAGGTGCAATTCAATAATGGCTCCAATAACCTCGTTACCTAATGTAAGTCTTGGAAATGCTGCTAGTGATATCGGTAGCGCCGCGAATAGTTTCGTCAAAGGTCTACTCGCGCAGCGTCAGGTACAAACCGCCGATGCGTTAAAAGCCGCATTGACCCAAGCACAGTTACTTGGTGCTAGTGCGGAAATGGAACGTGCGCTACATCCTGATCCGTTCAACGTTACCAGTGTCGATGACTCTGGGCATTTGGTCCATGCATTGATGGACAAGCGTTCTGGAGAAACGTCATTGTCTACTGGCCCCGGTACACGCGCGCCAGAATCAACAATGCTAATTCCAACCGTTACCAACGGTACTCCGTCCGTCGCGCAGAAGTCTCGGTACAATCCAGACGCCCCTGCAACTCCAGTCGAATTACCACCGGGATCAATCGCTCGACCTGCTCCCGATCAAGCAATGCCTGTTGAGACGGTTAATGGTCCGCAGATTGTTAAAGTCCCCGCGACATATGGTGGTGGTCGTCCTACTGGACCCGGAGGCTCGCCGCTAATGCCTCGCGCGTCTGAAGCCGATGAACGTAGAGCCAAGGATGCGTTTGAAATGATCCAAGGCCAGAATGAAATCGCCAATGTCGCTACCAAGCATCCAGAAGCATACAACGAAGCTGCGTCGTATATGGCAACGAGAAATTTCCTAAACGAAATCCCAATCATCGGTGGACCGTTGGATCAAGTTCTCGCTGGATCACAAGCCGCATTGTCCCCTGCTGCACAAGCCTATGTTAGAGCGTTTACGCAACTTGCATCTGCTAGAGCATTCAGCCGTGGTGGTGCAACGCTTACCGCCAACGAAATCAAATGGGCAATGGACGCAATCGCGCCTAGGGCTTGGGCTGATCCTGCAACACGTATGGCTACGCAGCGGATGATCAGAACCATCATAGCTGGGAATGTCATTGGCAACCCAGCATGGCAACGATACAAGGCTCTTGCTACGCAACTTGGATTTGGCGATCCAAACGACGCATCGCAGATAGTCGCACCACAATCAACTGGTAGAGTCAACCCTTATACGGGAGTAAGTAAATAATGGGAGTATCTGTACAACCTGACCCAGAATGGTATTCTCTACATTCTCCAGAGGAATGGCAGAGGATATTCCAAGTTGCGCTGAATGCATTGCATACGAATCATAAAGACGCCGACGCATTGGAAGCCTTGCAACAAGCGACTGAGGCCCTGAATAGCTTTGAGCGTCCGGCAATCGAAGCCGGTGAACACACGCTATCTAGTGGCTGGGGAAATCCACTCGAAGCCGCCAAAGGCACCGCTGAAGGTGTGGTCGGTGGAGTATTGGCTCCTGTAATGCTCACCAAAACCGCAGTCTCCCAAGGCCCTGCTGCAATGCTGGACGAAATGGTCAATGGGCTAAAGGCCGTCCCTGATGAAATCGCCAGTGGCGACGCCCGCCGCATCGGTAGACTCGGTGGAAATGTCGCTGGTGGAATCCTTGCTGGACGTGCGATTGGCACGGTGGCTAGACCCGTTGGCGAAATCGCAAAGCGTCCGGGTCTGAAGAATGCCCTAATCACTGCTCAGACTGAACGAGCCGCCGCATCTCACGCCGCATTGGACGAAATGGCTGCTCAGCGCGCAGCACAGGCACCACTGAAGCAGGAACTAATGTCCGGTCGTGTGCAGCTTCAAGGCAAACAACTAGAAGCGCAAGGTATCAAAAACAAACTCCTTGGCCACAAAGAAGCCTATGAGGCTGATCCACGTCAGACCGAAGCGACGCAATTACGGAACGAATTACTCCGACGCAAACTAGGCGAAGACGAAGGCGACAATGGCGGAAGCTCGGCCCCCGTGACTGAGCCTCCACCAAACTCTCCAGCGCCAAACCGTCCTGCTCCACCAAATTATCCGGAGTATGATAAGGAAGCAAGACCTGATCCATATAATCCACCTGATTTGCCTAATCCACCAGACCCAATCCAGAATATCATTGACGAATTGAAACGCAACCTCGGTCAATCCCCGCCATCATCAACCAACGAAGCCTTGCGTGGTGGCATTGTCCCACTAAGCGAACAAGACATCTGGCGTTTGCTCGGCAAGAAGCCAACCGACTTTCCACGGGGAGACATCAAATGACCAATGGCAAAGGGGACCAACGCCGTCCAACGCAAATCGACGATACGCAATTTGAATTTAACTGGAACCAAACCTTCAGCACCACGCAGCCTAATCCTACGCAAGATGACCGGACCAAGATTCTCACCACCACCCAAAGCCCAAGTAGATAACACCCGCGTTGTCCACAAGTCCAATCCATCCGCAGAAATGATGGAATTGGCTATGCGACGACAAATGCCAAATCTGGACGAGGAAGCAATTGCTAATCAATCCACTGGGCAAATGATCCCGGATACTAACCTATCCCAATTATTATCCAAGCTCGCTATCCAACGCATTCAAGGCTTTGGCTACGGTGCAACTCATGGCCACGGACCATCGGTAGTTAAGAATGCTCCACAGGGCCAAGGCGGTCACACATATCTCGGAGAAAACAATGACTAACGGACAAATGAAATCAGGCAAGCAACATTTTGTTGGAGTAATGCAACGGTTGGCCAAGAAACGGTCAGCAAGCCGCTCGCGTAATCCTCTTCAGGTTGGCAATGTACTGACTAAGAAAGCCCCAATGGGAGCGGCACCGGTAGGTAACTCTAACATCGACAAGCCAGAGGGACAAGGTTTGACAATTCAGCCTACCAAGGGCCAACTTGGTCTGAACCCTAAGCAACAAGGAGCCAAGAAGTCCTAATGACCACAGATATCATCACGCATAAAACTCCCTTGGACGATGCGCATGAATGCCCTGTATGTCAAGGCAAAGGATATCTACGCACTGTAACTGAGCATTTACCAAAGTCCAAGGTTTCTATTGACAAGCTAATCCGCGAACAGCACGGCACACCTAATAACGAATAATGGCAGGATTCCAAACACCCCGACGATACGCTAGAAATGATTCCACTCCCGTTCAGGCATCAAGCATTGAACAGGATTTGTACCAACTATCACTCGCTACTGATACCGTTGACGCACGTGCGTTTGGTGGATTGGAAGATGTCACCGTTGGTCCGACCAAGGAGCAGATGATTAATGCAGCGATTCAATACGCTGCATCGACTGGGAAGTCGCGGGTATTTATACCATCATCAATGCTTCCATACAATGCATCGTTAGTAACATTTAATACAGCGGTCAAGTTGGTTACTGAGAAGAATCAAAATGATAGTGTTATTGATGTTCGTGCGTACGGAGCAGTAGGAGACGGATCAGACGAAACAGCAAAGATTCTCGCTGCGCTTCAAGCCGGTGCTGCGGCGAATGCCTTCGTTGATCTGAACGCGGGTACGTACTCAGTAACGCCGCTTGTCCTCGGCGCGAACACCAAGCTGAGAAACGGCTCGCTGGATTTCAGGACTTCAGGTGCAGTTACATGTATTGATTCAACGGGTGGATCACTCGGAGCAGACGTTGCAGTTACTGTTGCTGCAGCACCGGGAGACTTAACGCTTACGTTGGCTTCCGTTGCCGGACTGGCATCTGGGGATTATTTGATGCTTAAGAGCAATGAAAACTGGGACACAGCGACCAATTGCAAAGTCTCCGAGGTTGTACGTATTCGGGACATTGCAGGGTCTGTAGTGACGCTCTATGATGCGATTGATTACAATTATGCCCTAATCAATTCTCCAGTCGTTGCGAAAATTACCTATGTAGCTGGATGGAATTGGCAGAACATTACTCTAATTGGCGACCCAACGAAACTACAACTTGCTACATATGCAGGGTATTTAAAGGATGCTACGTTTATCGACTGTAAGGCAATTGGATTTAGAAGCAATGGCTTTGGCTTCAAGACTGGATATAATATCGAGCTTCGCAATCCGACAATTGACGAAGGTGATCCGAATAATCTATTAAGTGGCCGAGGTTATGGAGTCATTTGGGCTGATGGTTGTCACAACTGCCGCGTGTCGGGCGGAGAAGCAAGAAATCAGAACCATGCAGTATCTATCGGCAGTGATACACTGGTCAACCGTTGGATTAAAACAAGCGGCATGCAAGCATTTAGCTGCACTGGTGCCTGTTTCGACTCGCATCCCGGCGCAGATCACGTTAGCTTTGATGACTTGCATGGACATATGCGCTCTGGTGCAGTACAAGATGGAATAATTAGTCAAGCCCCGCGCACGACGATTACCAACTTCCAGATGAGCGGGCCAAACCCCAATGGCAGTGTAGTCCGCTGGGAGCCTGCACAAAAGGCTGATGTACCTGTCAAGGGAATTATTCAGAACATTCAGTCCGATGGACCAACGGGTCGCGCAGTATATATTCATCAACTAGGCTCTCGTGCGATTGATAGTTTGATCATTGACGGAGTACAATACGCCGACGCCGTGCATCCAACAAGTTCCTTTGGTGTAGAAATTCATGCGGCGTCGGGAAACATCTCAAATGTTGCCATTTCCAATGTGATTCTTGACTCTTGTGTTAATCATGGGATTCATATTCATGCGGACGCTACTAGAACTATTGTCGGCGGCTCAATTAAGGGTGGTCGAGTCAAGGTTGCCGCGACCAAGCGTTGCATTAACATCGACGGAACAGACGCCAATTCAGTAATTGGGTTTGTTGTTGATGATATTCAATTGGAAGGTGGTGACTATGGAGTCAGAGCAGGCGCCACCGCAGGAAGCGTTGACGAAATCACTATTGGGTCGGCTATCGGCTTCAAGAATCACGGTGCGCAGAATTTCTTGATTTCTGGGGCCAACTCAAAAGTCTCTCAACAACAAGACATGGGAGCCGATGTTGGTAACGCGGCAAAGACTCTGATTGTTGGTCGAGAAGCATGGACACAGAGATGGAACACGCCGATTACTGCAAACCGGACAGCTACGTTGTCTACGACTGGAGCAGTAAAGGGAGCTAGATTCCGCATTCTTCGAACGGCAAATTGTACTGGTGCATTCAACGTGAACGTTGATACAGGTCCACTCAAAGCACTAGCGACTCCGGGAAGTTTTGCCGATGTCGAGTATGATGGTGTTGCATGGATTTTGACGGGATACAGTGTCCTATAATGCCAGCCAAATCTAAAGCCCAATTCCGCGCTATGATGGCCGCAGCCCATGGGAAGTCTACCCTTGGGATTCCGCAACAAGTAGGCCGGGAATTTGCAGACGCAACATCTCATCCACGGTCACTGCCGGAACGATTGAAGTCCTTGGCGAAGAAGCGGGCGGGTAAAAAATAGGCCCGTGGTAGCGTCCACGTTCGACTTCAAGACACAATCCCCGCAAGTCTAGCTTAGACAGTTGCCGTGTGTCCCACGCGTCCAAGGCTGGGCGGTAATCTGGATTGGCGTACAGTGACCGCGACACTGCTGCCCCGAATAATACCGTCGTCGGGCATTGTCTTGGCTCTGGGCCGAATCGCTCATCAAGGGGAGGCGATTTCAAGCTATCCAACCTCGCATTCAGCTTCCGTGCTCTTTCTGGAGTCCCAATTAAGTATAGCCAAGTTTGATACACATTAGGCATAATGCCTCCGCGTAAAAGGTTATACACTAATATATGCCAAAACCCTCGACAGTCAAGCCGAGGGTTTTGTCGTCTGGAAAACTGTCTAATTAGACCTGATTCACAAACCCCATCAACGTTGCTTCGCCAGTAATCGCTGCACCAAGTGCGGGGATACTCAATGTAATCGCGGTATTATCATCCCCTTCCAATGGATGATCACCAAAGTTAAGAATCACCGGTCCAAGGGTCGCCGGTGGCAATTGAATCCCAATCGTCTTGGCACTACCATCCTTTGTCCATGTCAACGTTGCCCGAACCGCCGCAGCAATTGCTCCATTAAACGACATAATCGCCATTGTTGCGTAATTTCGTGAACCTACTACCGCTGGCATTGTCGCGGTTGCTGGAGCATTAACTGCACTAGTCGATGCTACCACTTCCGGTGTTGCTGTCATTCGCTTTTCTACACTAGCCATTGTTTAACTCCAAGTAAAGTTGCTATAATCCACCATGGTAAGAAATGAAACGAGAAATCCTGTTGGGGCTGGGGTACCTTGGCCACTGGTGGAGGCGGTGGTGTACCCGGAGTAAATACCGAACTATTCAACGATTGTAGAGGCATTAGATAATCCAGTGAGTCAATCGTGCGATCCAATATAATATAACTAGCTTCCTATGCCAGCCACTAAGATTACATCCAAGTCTCTCTGACTCTCGATAGGCTTGAGTATATGCATAGTCCCCAAATTGACTCGTAGACCAATCGTAATTTGCAACCATCCACTTAGCTCCAACCCCACAACATTTCTCATGGTGATTAGCGAGTCTCCTCAACGACCCAGCCATGATCCAATGTTGCTTGAGCCTAGTCCATCTACGCTTTAATTGCATTCGTCCGTTCTTGGTGAATATCATTAATTCCCCCACACCATTCACCAACATCAGCTACACACACTGGGCAACGGATAGTTAATTCCCTTGGATCATCTTGATGTGGCTCGTACAATTCTACGTCCAATGCTGTATAATTCGGCCTACTTTTTAGGTATTTCATTATGATTCTTCCCAACTAAATGCAAGAACCGCTACACGGGTATCGGATGTGGTACCGTTATCTGCTTGCCGACAAACCAATCCTTCACCAGCGCGAAGCACTACATAATCATCTTCATCAGTTGAATCGTACAAGTATTGCTCTGCCGGGACCGCGACGCCAACCGCAGTCAATACTGGCGGAACAAAGAAACTAGTCACAATTGCTCCACCTGTCAAGGTAAGCCCAGTAGATGCTGTCCGCACAGTTGCAACATTTGCCGCATCGGTCGAATCCCTCTTTGCTGGCGTAATTGTCGCACCTGATGCAGTACCCGTAAACGTCACGCGCTCAATAGTAATTCTCGGCGTTGACGCGAATGCCGTTACCGCAGTCGGCAATGCCATTGCCATGACTTTTTTAATCGTAACCACAATTCCCGAACTGACTGGGTTAATTAGCCAGAAAAATCCCGCCGTAGCACCATGTGCAGATGCAAGCACAGTCAATCGTCCAGACTCGGCTTTATAGTGGCCTAGTAATTTCTTTCGTTCGATCAACACCCTTGGCCGACCGTATAGATCAGTCAATAGATTCGATCTTTGCGCGTCGGATAATACCGTCGGTAATCCAGACTTGGCGATACCACCAACCTTGACTGGATTTCCAGAATCTGCCGACCCTGCTGTGACATCCCCGGATACAGTTACCGCGCCATCGACCGTTAACGACCCTGCATTGTCGGTAACCGGAACTGCTGTCCCTGCCGCACCAATATTAACATCCAATCTACCACCTACCAATGCGGCAGGCAATTGTAGTGTGTCTGTTGTTAACGATCCAGCATTATCACTAACTGGCTGGACCCCAGACGGAATATTCCGAGTAACCAACCCGTATTCCGTCGATGGGGCAGCGTTCTTGACCGCCGCGATTTCTGCCAATGCCGCCCCAGCAATCTCTACTCTTTCTCGTTGAACTGTCGCACCACCAACCCCGACTAGAGATTCGGTATCTACATTTTTATCCGCAACAGCGGGCTCAGCAACCTTAATCAGCGCGTCGGCCATTTGTTACCGTTGTCTAAGCCACTTCTTCATATCGTCGGCGGTTTTGAAATTGGGTATCGAATCCCCCGCTCCGGGTGCTGAACCGGACCCTGCTGCTGGGGCGTTTTTGTTCTTGTTGCGTGCGGATTGTACACGGGTATTGTTGCCTTCCGCTAGCCGCTTCGTCAATGCCTCGACTTGTTTCTTCAATTCCGCAACATCACCAGTAGGCTCATTTGCGGTAGTAGCAGGCTTACCACTCGATGTATACCCATTCTGCTCCAACGCCATAGGTACATCATACTGGATGATTTCATTAATCCGATCCTGAGTCAATACTGGTTCATTCTCAAGGAAATACTTAATAGCTCCTTGTACTTCCTTAGGATCAGCCCCGTATGACTGGGCAATCTTGAATGCCTCCGGTACGCCTACTTCTACCCACCACTGATTCCCACGGGCTTCAGCTTCACGTTGCGCGGTAGCTTCTGCCTCCGGCACATACCCCTTCGGCACCATTCCACTTGTCGTCAACGCCTGACGATACGCATTGACCAATCCCTTCATCGGCTCAGCGTCGCCAGCAATCAATGCGGTCAATGCAACATTCCATTGATTACGTTCGCTGGTAAATTCCGCTATCTGCTTCTGGGCTTCTTGATATCTAGTATTGACTTCCTTAAACTGGCTCTGGACGGTCTGATACCTATGTTCGTTCCAATGGCCCTGACTAGCATTGCGCAGGACTTCAGTCAATGCTTTGCGTTGTTCTTTCCCCATTGCATTATAGCCAAGCTGGAAATCACCAGAAAGCAATCCCTCCAGCGTAACTTTATCTTTAGCTACTTTGTTACCATCTTTGTCATAGACCGGAAATGGTAAGTCAACCTTCTGGTCCCCAGCATTTGGCCCTGCTGACCCAGCTTGCTTCTGCACCGCATCCCATTGAGCCTGTAGTTGCGCATCGGACAATCCCTCTGCTCCGGGCAATCTACGCAAGTCCTCAATAGTAATCGCTTCCTTCTCAGCTAATTCATCAATAATTGCATTCTCGACTCCTTCATTTTGAGCCGAATCGTACAAATCATCCTTTGACGTTACTGGAGCATCGGTTGGTGTAGACTTATCATCTACAACTTGCTCATTACCATCGACTACTTCTAATTCTTCATTATCAATCGCCATATTAGACCTTTGGTGGTGTTGCTAGTTGCTCTATTGCTCCAAAACTCCCCAGTGGTTTTGGTGCTTGTCCAGCCGCGACAGGAATCCCAGTCCCAGACATTTCCGGCGACGGGCTTGTTGCGGGTCCGCTTGGAGGAATATTAGCTGCTGGTGCTGCTCCCGGTGGCGTAGCTCCGGGTATGGCTCCCCCCGACATTTGCATGATTACCGCCATCTTATCTTGAGGTATTCCCATTACCATTGGTGGTACTGGAATCGCTCCAGTTGGATCATTCACTGCTCGTTCCAACTGGTCATAGATACCCCAACGTTCCATGGCTAGTTGACGCATTGGCCATTCTTTCCGCTCATCAAGAATTATTTCCATCAACGCATCCTTATGCACAGTGCGATACATTGCTGGCATCTGTGATGCTGGACCTGTTGCAGCCTGTTGTGGCTGCGGAGCCTGTTGCTGAACATCCTGCCATAGTATTGCGAACCCCGGAGCCTCGTATCTTGCCGCTGGCTCCATTGCAACTAGTTCCTCCCACTGTTCCTCAATAAGACTATTGATCCACTGTGCCCGTTCCCACTGTGGCGTATCGCCCATTTGGATATCTTTGATATCTGCGTACATGGACCGTTGCTGGTAGGTATGAGGACTAATTCTACCCTTGTCCAGTTGATCCTCAAGCAATTGCTGGCGCAACGCGCGTGGCATTGGCATCAATGTTTCAGGATCAACATAGACAACTGGTCTATCGCCCAGTTTTTCACTATCAATCCGCTTTGCTAAATCACCGCGATTACCAACAGCCGGGATGAGTCTAGGGGTATCAAACAACCATTGTGCATATCGCACAACGACATGTGCCCATTCGGTCGCGCCCTCAGCCGCTGCTCTAACTGCTGGACCAAACGTACGTTCGAACAATTGTTGCGCTGCAAGGACTGCTCGTCCAGATACGTCTTGTGCGCTTCCGGTCTCCGACATCTGTCCACGGGCAATATCACTCCAACCAGTTTTATCTTCTAGCTTCTTGATCATCCAATCAAGTAGCTTCCATGCATCTGGCGACGCATTCGCCGCAGCAAGCATTTCCGGCTTCATGCCTGTGTATTCAACAACCGATCCTACAACACTAGAGTATGTTTCCTCCAGAATCGTATTCTTCGGCGTTAGCATTCTACCACCAGCATATAGACGTGCGTGTTTTAGCAACGCACCAAGCAACGCATTGATCGCTGTCTGATCCCCGATCCAATCCGACATTACTGGACGTGGGAATATATCCGTATCCGCACTACCATCGGTGAATCGGGCAAGAGGAATGATTCCACCGGGAAGTTCGTCACCAGATTCAACGATTACATTCCCTACAATCCTCATCCACTTACCATTCTCTAACCCCGGCTCAAATTGATCTGGAGCAATCCATAGTAGGTACTCTGGCACTCCCTCAATCACTCTCTGCCGACGAGTTGGGAATGGTGGTAGTCCACGCTGCCAGCCCATCGACCGATCAATGGGCATGTCCAACATATCGCTATTAGATGTCAGAGTTGTTTCCGATTCAATCTTATCGTCGCCAGTTTCCAATCGCGCTTCCGCAACATCACGCATTCTTCGTACTAGTGCCCACCGTGCCCGTGGTTCCAATGGACCATTAATCGACCGCGCTTCTGGTGAGAATAAAACTTCATGCGCGAGTAATATACGACATGAAATGTCACCATCGTATAGTGTTCTCGCTGGTGCTCCCGGTTCTGCTGGTACGCCTTCATCCGCATAGGGCAATTGTACTAGCCCATCCGGACCAACTTCATACCCCTGTGCAACCAACCCCGCATACCGTGGATCATCGGGCGGAATCAAGTCCATATCCTGAACTTCCGGCCCTTTGGTCTTATCTACAAATACATGTACAAAGCAAACCCCATCCGTCTGTGCATGATACCATGCATCTAGGAAAGTATTCCATGCACGTAGTACATAGAAATAATACTCTGCGACGGCTTGTTGGGCTTCGGCTGACTCCTTTCCCGACACACCGCCACCAATCGGTTCGTGCCGGAATCCCGGACGTTGCTCACTAAGGATTCCAAGCCTAAAGTCCAATGCGGGTCCGATGACGTTGAGTACTGGACGCACGTCATTAACGTCTGATTGGGGTTCTCGCCATAGTCGTCCATCGCGGGTAGATATCCATTGTTGGCCAGCACGGAAATGACGATGACGGGACCAATGTAGTCGCTTATCGCGGATGATTGGTTCCTGTTTCTTCCTTTCCGCTTCGATCCATCGCCTCCAATCGGGACCATTGGTAGAATTTAAATCTGGGAACGCGCTGCCGAACTTTCGCTTTAGGCGTTGGGACTGATCCGGAGTCGGCGTGTTATCCGGAGTCAGGGTATCGTTAGTAGATGTAACTGCTTCTGGTGGGATTGATGTCATTACTTACGTTTGCGCAATCGACTTACTAATTTATAAACGTGTGAGAATGTAAGGCCGAACTTCCAATAAAAATGATGATCAATAGCTGCTTGATTCTTGGGATAGTCCTCAACAAGATGCATATACATCAGACCATCTATTATCAAATACGGCTCTTTGCCCTTGGGCGGAATGTATGGAGAAATTTCAATACAATCCCGGACTGACGAAATCTTGACGTACATTAATTAATATCCGGATCATCTTCGCGCTGCATTATCCTGAGTACCGTAGCCCAGTCTCCAACTTCAGCCTTTAGCTGTCGTGCTCGACGCTTGCGGCCTTCAATGGCCCACGCATCGGATTCACCCTCGGCGTATTCAATAATTTCCTGTGGCAATACTTCCTCAGTCGGCTTATCAGTCTCTATCGCCGCAGGAATACGTTGGGTGACTAGCTTGAATCCATCTGGGACGATTATTGGAGCATGAACCTCTATCCGGATTACTGGAGGGTTCCGCCACAGGCAAAATACGCCACTTAGAAATGTAACTAGAATAAGGCAAATTGTCAATAGGATAAATGTCACTAACATGATGTCATTGCCTTTTTGATCTGCTCCTGACGCTTGTAAGACATTAAGGGCCAAAGAGTTAGCATAATACCTCTTGCCCTTGATCCAGCTACCTTCCATAACCAGAAATCCTTGCTACTACCGTGTCCCTTCTTTTTAAGCACACGCCCTCCAAGCAATTCTAATAGCTTACCTAACGGCTCAGGATTAACTTGGCTGGCTTGAATAGACTGACCTGAATCTGTTCCGTAAAAACATCCTTCACCTTCTAGGAACCCAGCAATCCAAGCCAAATCTGCGTTGGTTGGTGTGCGTACAGCAGGGTTTGTTGCTCTGTGTTCAAATCCTCTAGGTTGTCCCATAATTAAAAGTTCCAGTCTCCTAAGTCTGGCAAATACAAACGACCTTTAGGCTTTCTTAATTCTGCTATCATCTTATCAAATACGGAATCCCGGTTCGGATTATCCGGTTCCGGGTCAGGCCGGATTACTACCTCAGCGGACTCATAGATGGCCATGACGCCATAGCGTAGACTGTCCACTGGGTGATCTTCCTGTCTAGGCCGGAGTCTATTTGGGTCTTTGTTAATCCCCGTATCACGCTGAAGCATCGGTAGCGTGCGGCATAGATTCGGCGCTCCCCAAATCCCCTCATTATCGCCTCCCGGCCAAGCGCGTAATGCCCCACGTTGCTGAAGCGTGCGGATACGGGATAAACCCGCCGGAATATCAATGTTCCCCTTGTCCACATTGACTCCCTGTGTCGCCAACATGGTTGCAATAGACTGATTCGAAGTCGCTTGCTTCGCTTGCATTTCCGGGCTACCGACACTATACACCGGCATACGCAGTTTCATCTGGGACTCGCGGAGTTTTACCGCCTTGGCCACTTCGTCCAATGTGGTGCCGCGTAGGTATAGCTCCGATACTACATCCGTCATACCCGACTTGGGATAATGAGCCAACCACAGCACGCATGTGGGATCAACGATACCAAAGTCAATCGTACGGACCAAGAAATAATCCCTATCCGCCAATTCATTCTTTGGCGCCATGAGCATCGGCTGAAACATAGCTCCAGCCAACTGACTCCAGTCTCCATACAAATACGCCGCTTGGTCTTCTGGCGACATTTGCATGATACCTGCGATATAGGCTTCACGATTCGGTAGGGCCGGATTGTCCCAGATTCGTGAGGGAATAAACTGACGCGGGATTGATAGTTTCTGCCCCTCAACTTCTACCGTATCATCATAGATTACATACGGTAGCTTCTTGTCAAGGAATCTTTCATATACCCACGCATGGCCTACGTCACCCGGATTTGTCGCTGACCGCATTAGCGGAGGCAAATCCGCAGACTTGGTACGATTACGCAGGAACATGAATAAGTATTGATATTTAGTGAACGATGTCAACTCATCAAACTCAATCAAGTCATACTCGAACGACTTATAATTGAGAATATCCTTCTCATGCTCCGCATAACCCAGTTGCGTTATCGCTCCACTAGGCCATCTCCACCGCGACTCCGCTTCTTTCCAAACCGCTCCCGGCACGACATCTGGATATAGCTGAAGCATACGGTCGATTACTTCCTGCAACTGTGGCCGTGTGCGACGCAAAATCAACGATCTATGCTTAGGATGATGCGCACGATAAAGGGGAAGCATGGCTAGGGCGTCGGTTTTTCCTCCACCTACCGCGCCCCCGTACATGACTTCCCTTACTGTTGATGATAAAAATGCAGATTGTGGTCCGGGGTTAGCGGACCAGATTAATCGTTGGCTCAATTATTCAGTCAGTGCTTTCAACGCGCGTTCCTTCACGACATCTTTGTCTAAGGGCTTGAGTGAGTCAAAGCCACAATTCGGACATACTGTAGTCGTCTCGCCGGTATTGAGGGTAGGTAGTAATACGATACCGGCAGCTACTTTTTTCTCACTCTGCGTCGCCACCGCTCGACCATATGCCCGATTCATCACATCTTTCATCAGCGATACCTGTGACGCGGTGGCTCTGGTACGACCGTCCAATATAGATTGCATTACCGGCGCGATTACTTGGGCTATTTTTTGCCAATCCTCCGTCGTACGCGCTAGGGCCATCTTCTCGCCTAAATCCTTAGGCCAATTAATCAATGGTACCGCCGGAGTCGTGGCTGGAGATTTCAGTTTTCCCGATCTCCGCTGGGCCTGATAATGAGTCATGCATAGGCCCCGACTCTTTACCGGCTTATCGCATCCGGGTTCGGAACAGGTATTACTCTGCACGATTTATCGACCGTTCGCTACTGAATCCCTCGGGATATCGCTTGATTAACTTGGCAATATTTGTATCCGCTACATAACTAAGCAATGTATCTATCGCCCATGCTGCCTCAGCAAGATACCACTGGATATCACCTAGTTCATCAATCAATTTTTCCCTATGTAACACATGTCCATGAAATAAATGCTTCTTGACCAAATCGGCTACTTCCCCAGCCTCACCACACAATCCCAATACCGCATTCAGCAATGCCTTATCTGGGTCTTGCCTACATTCCTCACTTAACGTCCGCATTGCATTGCGTTGATAGGTATTAAACTCCCCGTTCATAGTTTCTCCACTGGATTCGGCTTGCTTTCCTTGATATCCTCGAACAAGAATCCCATTGTATTAAACATAATCGCGCATAGAATATCTCGGCGGATTGCTCCACGATTACGCCAATCTCTCCATGCCTCAAACACATGCCGAATCAACGACTTGATATATACTCCCTTCGGGATTCCCTTTTGCCAATTATCTGAATCTCGCATTGCCTGACCGGGAGGCACATTGCGTAGACGACATTCATGCATGTATTTGGCGTATTCCTCTAGTACCTCCGGAGCCAGAAATCCTTCATAATCCAGTTTCCCATTGTCCGAATCCCTCGTCGCTCCAGTCTCAAATAGTCTTGTCATTACCGTTCCCCATCCGCCTGTGACACCGCATACCGTCCGCCTAGGGCCTGCACCAACTTCGGCCATGTCCATGTGCCATCGTTCCATGGGCGCTTGAATAGTTTACCACGTAGACCAATTGCTTTGATTGTCTCTGGTTTATCATCAATCATCACGTCTACTTTGATCAATGTCTTATCACTTGCCCCGATATAGTCATTCTCGACTCTGTTTTCCCCAAGCAACCCAGTCCGAATTAACGCTGACCATTTCGCATCGAACATTGGTCCACGGACACAACTAGTGATATAGACGATTCGATCACCAATATCCCTCAGGGCCTTGATTGCCTCAACTGCACCTTCAACGGGTTGGATATTATCATACAAATCCGGGTGTCGTAGATAGTCATAAATCTTGTGACCACACTTAACATGATTGAATATATCCCACGTTTTGATGTCATTCTTGGTCAAAAAATCATTATGATCTGCGTTGTACCGGCGTAGCCACTCGCCCATTAAATCCAACGCTACATCATCTACGTCTACGCCAATGATCATACGCCGATTCCCAATTTCTTCTCAATCCGCATACTGATATCCTGACCAGTAACCGATCCAAGCACGGTGCCAATGGTGTAGGGCACGAATAGCGCCCACGACATATCCTTGGTAACGATCAAATATTTCATCGTCAAGAACCAAACTCCATTACTCGCTATCGCCGCAATGAAATGATACATCTTACTATTTCGATTCCGTGACCGACTGACAATGCTAAATGACACATTCTGCGCATAGGCCATCGCCATCATTACCAAGATTCCCGCGAATGTCATGACTAGATATCCTCTTTCCGATAAATTACCGACGACTGCCGCTTCTCATTATTCTTAGTGCTAAAGTCAATACGAATATGAGATGGGAGCAATGGTGGGTACAGTTTATCCTCTGCGTATCCTGTACGACTGTCATATGCACTCCCGGTAATATATTCATACGTCGCATTCCACTTGATTGGATCACGCGTCCTACGGGTATCTGCAAGTGTCGCATAGTATCGTGGCGGCAAATCCAGTGCTATGTGGCTGTGTGCTGTGAGAATGGCATCCGCAATAAATGTCCGATCCGGTAATTGGCCCTTAGACACTTTACTGGCAATCGACACACCTGAGTCCGACCCGTGGTGTGTATAAATTGAGAATATCGCCGGATGCTCCGATCCCGCCTTCAACACCAAATGCCAATACGCTGCTATCCCCAGATACGGGATTCCTAATTTCGCACATAGAGTCTCGTCGAAGTCAAGACCTGTTTCCTTATATACCCTATTACCATGATTTCCCTTGACTCCAAATAATCCACGACCTTTGATTGGCTCTAGCAACTCGACCAATGCATTCTGCTGCTCTGTTGGATTCAGCAATTGGCTATACACATCACCCTTACTATTCTTCGTCGCGCATTCTCCACCGTCGCCCATGTAGACCCAGACTGCAAGCGGGTCATCCTCAACTCGCTTTATCATTGATTTAATAAAACCTATATCAGACTGTTTTGCCCCCAAATGCCAACAGACAAATGGAAAAAGATGCAATTCACTTTTGGTCGTCTCATAACGGTAGTACTTCATTAAATTTCTCCAAGTAAGTTAGTGCTGCACGTAGCAACTGGATATCATCCCCGAAGGCACCAATAGACTTATTGCATCTCAAACACAATAGTCCACGCCACTTGCCTGTCTTGTGGCAATGATCCACGGATGGAAGAATTGGCTTGCCATTCCTCGTTCCCCAATCGTGTGTGCCACAGATACCACAACCTTTCTTTGCCAACTCGGCAAATTGTTCTGGAGTCAAGTCGAACTTACTCAATCTCCATTTAAGTACTCGACCATCATCCTTCCAACGTCTATAATTTTCTCGACGCTTCTTGCGCCGTTTCTCTCCGTTTCGTTCAAGGTCTGTTTTCTTATACAGCTTAACCTTATCCGGGTTCTCGTCTTTCCACTTTCGAACATACGCTGAATTAGAGGACACGCTTAAATCCTTTGTCATCATTCAGCTTCAACCCGCCCATATCTTCTATCGCCAACGGGTCCATTGGCGGAAATCGTCCCTGACGCAATACCTGCACATCCTTCCGCGATCTGCGATTGACATACTGAGCCGTGTCTAGAATTGCAGGCAAGTCTGTCGATCCACGGAACCAGCTTGCAATACGGGACATATCAGTATCTTCTCCCAGCTTTGGGCTATGGTGTAGAATGAGTACCGTGATCCCGTGTTGGTTTGACCACTTGCGTAAATCGTTGTACAAGGGCGCCATCGCGCTGGAATCATTCTCATCCGCACCATGTACACGTCTCCATGGATCGATGATAAGCATGTTGCGATCATCATTAAGTAGACGATCCAATAGCATTAGACGTTGAGGCCGTAAATCAAGCCGCATTGCTGCGGCTTCAATGAAGTCAATGTCGAAGTTGCAATCAGCAACGCCTTGGATTTCGGCATATCTGGTAATACGACTATTGACGTGAGCAATGGTTTCTTCTCCACAAAGGTATAACGGACGAATGGGTAGGTTGTCTGGATCACCCATTGCGCTGACCAGTTCCCAGTTCGTCCAACGCGACTTACCAGATTTCTCAAAGCCTGCCACACCATTTATCTTACCCCGTTGCCACAACCCATGCACCAACCAATGTACTGGTTCTGGTTGCATGTTACGATCATATTTAACACTTGGGTAGAGTGAGTGGAAATTCTCATGCACATTTGGTATCCATAATATAGTTCACTAGTAACATTTTGTCAACAATCAATGTGATCAAGAAACGTTGTACCAATTCGTTCCTTTCTTATTTAGGGCAATTTCAGCCGGGAAATCCATGTCCCAAATCTTCCGAGTGAACATGTTAACTATAAGTGGAGTATTGACTTCCACTTTATCCTTCGGCACTTCGAACAATACCGCATCATGTACATGGATTAGAGGCCAACCTAGTGTCCCCCATACGTTCGGTGTATAGAATAAATCTATCAATCCAAGTCCAACAATGTATGCTCCCATGTCCTGAGGCAAACGGGACCAGACCTGTTTTTTGATTTCGTAATCCAATTCACCGGGATGTTTCCGATCCGCGATATATCCTAACCACGTAAATTCTCTCCCCGTTGGCGATTTCAATTTTCTTGTGCGCAATACCTCGTCGCATACGTCACGCTGCCATCGTGGAACCTCTGGACACACTCGGTACAAGGTATCCAATATACGCTGAGCCATTTTCGCGTCCACATTTGCCCCAGTACCTTTTCTAAAAGCCTCTGCGGTAAGTTCCGTAGCAAGTTGCTCAGGACGCGCACCATAAAATCCGGCATAGCTGACTCGCTTACTCTGGTCACGACTAAGTGATATCGTTGGGTCGTAGTCGTGAATAGCGTTGAGCAGGTAAGTATGATAGTCCGGTTTATTATTACGTTCTTTGATTGGCTCATATAACGCTGCCCTCAATGTCTTATCACCTGACAATACCGCCATAGCACGTGCTTCGATCTGAGCCATATCGGGATAGATAAATTCATACCCTTCCCGTGGGACCACAAACCTCCGTGCTTCCTTTGGTAAATTCATCGGATTGGTTCCTACCTCTACCAATCCTTCTTTCCCCGCTATTCTTCCGCTTCCTGTACCCCAAGGATCAAACTCACAATGGAGTATATTATCCACCCCACCACGTAGCCGACTAACTGTATCCAACTCTGCACGTAGCTCAGATACTCGTACAATCTCAGCGATAATTGGGTACTGAGATGCCAATGGGTCCAGTTGTGCAGCTTTGACAGTTTCGACACCTTTGTATTTCCGTGGGCGAATATGTAATCCCCGATATACTACATCCGCAAGTTGATCTGGGCTATCGGAGTTAAATGGAAGATTCTTCGTTACCATTCCAGTCCCGTTGCACGTACGGCACGTCGGGAGACTCTCGGTTAGAGATTTCAGGCTTTTGAACCCAAGCCCCTTCGCGGTTGATGCGCTCAATTC